CTTATATTGAATGAATACACACCATAATGTATGCATGTTGTTTAGGTATGTGTAGTTGTACAATAAAATCTTTATTTGGAAAGAATTCAGCCCCTAACGGTGCGCTGTTAGGGGCTGAATCTCGAGAACTTTTATTAAAATTACATGAGGTTGATCAGTGAATGTAACTATCGATCTCTCGAATTATAGCACTAAGTAAATTAAATTTACAACTTAATATTTACATTTAGTGATAAAAGATATGGAGGGGAATAGAACGGATGAGACATACAAGAAATAGACAAATGACAAAAATAGGTGAAGAAAATTTTATGGGAATGAAGAATATCAAAATTTCAACGATACGAAAGTTTGATGGAGAGTTTAATAATAGATTAGATCCAACTTTCCGGTGGCACAGAGATTATCATGGTATGAATATTGTATCTTTTAACCGTAAGGGTGAAGCATTTAAAACTAATGTGATAAAAGTTAGAAATTAAACAAAATCGTTATTTAAATAAAAGAAACCCCGTTTGTCTGCGGAGTTCCTAAGGGTAATTGTCAAGTAATGACGTACTCGACTAAATAACCATATCATGAATTTTTTGGTAAAAATACTGGTAAATGTGTCCAAATGGATAGGAGCATTATTTTGAACAAAAACGCTATTTGAGTAGAAAAGGATGTGCAGTTTGAAATCTGAAGAAGTTAAACAGCTTATCACTGATTTAGAAAGAAGAGCATCCAATTTAAAACGGGTCCGAAATGGATTTTCAAAAATTCATAGTGAAGAATATCGTGATGGCGTCCATAAACAAATAGCTATTTTGGACCAGGTAGTAATGAGGTTGAATTGGATTATGAGAGATGAAGGTAATTAGTATAGAAATTTCATTTTGTAGAGAAATGAGGTGCTAGGATGAAAGGCTCTACAAAGTATCAATTATTAAAAGCTGATTTCGATCATGCTGTAAAGCAGCTTAAACAGAGGAATAAAGAAATTGAGCTTCTTAGAGCAAGTCGTGATTCATCTATACACGAATATCGCCAATTGTTTAACGAACGGATGAAACTTAAAGAGGAAATTGAGTTTTTAAAAGATGATGTTCAAATAAGGGATGAACATATTGAAAGACTCGAGAAGGAATTACAGGAATATAAAAGAGCAGCTAGCAAAGGCTAACTGCTCTACGAAAGAAACGTTAAGAAGGAAGTTCAATCATTAAGTGTTATTTATAGTATGGCCAAGATTTTGGGCTTTATTCAAGGAGGAATAAAGATTGGAAGATATAAAGTGGCATGAAGCAGAAGAGAATAATGATGGTATTAAGACAATTGCAATGATTGAACTTGATAAGAAATTAAAAGGTGTAACAATGTATGGATACAACAGGATAGTTGGTTATAACGGTATTTTAAAAGGTGAAAAAGTTCTCTATAAAGGAGAAGAATATACCGTGGTAATGGTATCGAGATTAGGGGACTTTGGTTTATCTAAAACAGGAGAATTGCCATACATTTTACGTGCTTGCCCAAAAGACGTTGTAAAAAAATAAAAGAGCGGCTAGCAAAAACTGACCGCTCCGTTTTGACAAAAGATTCCGGGCAGAAATCACTGCTAAGATAACTGCTTATGGTTAGTATGGTACAAAATCACGATTAGTATTCAAAAATAAAGAGCAGCTAGCAAAAGCTAACTGCTCAGGTAATGGAGAAAGATTACCATGTCATCTATAGTATTGACGGAATATTGAGTTTTATTCAGTAAGGATTGTAAATCTGTTCAATAAAATTTGATTGAATCTCATGGAAATATATTCGATTCATTTATAAATGATCATAGCTTTAACAATTTCATAATAGTATTTCTTCCATGTTATTGTTTGATCGTTTTTAGCAGTTAAGGTTAGAAAAAACTTAAGCATTATATTATCACCCTTTCTTAAGTTTAATTTTATAAGGGAACATACAAAATTAACATTTTGTATGTAATGAATATGTATAAGTATTTTGACGTATGAAACTAATAATCCTTATTTTCCTAGCAAATGAAATTATCAGAAAAAGTTTACTGACAAGAAAATATCTTCGGGGTTTTTAACAAAATAATCCTTTGAATAGAAAGTGAGGTTAAAAGAATGGAAAGTAACGTAAAGCTATTAGGCACAGACGGAATGTGTGGAATGGAGTTTACAGGGGATAAGGTTAATGTTTATAACGATGCAGGATATGTGATGGAGAGTATGACAACGAGGGAGCATGTTCAGGAAGTTATTGATTTTCTTAAAGAGTGTAAAGAGCAAATGGAATAGAAAGTGAGGATATAAGTTGTTCAAACATAAAAAGAAGACAGGCCGTATTAATAGTAGAAAAACAGTCGCACTAGGAATTGAGTTTGATAGTAAAACAGAAGCGGAGTATTACCTGGTATTGAAGAGTAATCCTGAGGTTGTTGAGATTGAGCTACAACCTCAGTACCTGCTCCTTGAAGGGTTTTATATTACCACACGAGAGGGCAAACGAAAGAAGCGAAGAGACTGGAAATTTACAGCCGATTTCCTCGTCACTTATAAAGATGGAACACAGGAAGTAATTGATGTCAAAGGCTATGCTAATGATCGCTTTCCGTATATGAAGAAAATGTTCGAATATCGCTATAAACAGGAGTTAGTTGTTGTTATGAAGGACAAGCAGAAAGGTTGGGTAAGAAAATAAAGGGAGCTGAGTAGATGATTCCAAAATGCAAAGGTACAAGAGAGTTCATGTTGCACCGTAATGAAGATGGTTTTGGAGATAAACAACGTGTATGGAATTTCGATGTATTTACGTACAAGGAGCTAATGAATCATTTAGACGACGGATGGAGAATTCACGATGAAGAGAAACGTATAGCGGCGTTTTATAGGAAGACAACAGCTTAATGAATAATGGAACCATGCAGAGTAGATTGGTGGGGGCTACTTTACTAAGCATGTTTCCCTTATTCAACAAAGAGATAGTAAAATTTCACGTACCTGATGTGAATGTAAAAAGACAAATTCGGAAATAGGGGGATTACAGATGGAGCAATTAGCATTCTTTCCAGAAATCACGAATGAGGAGTACAAAGATATACAGAGAGAAGTTGCAAAGGCATTGCTTAATTATAGAGCTTTAAAAGTTCGTATGATTAATCAGGAAGAGTGTGCCGCGGAGAATATCAGTAGTCCTTTTGTTGAAATACGTAATACAAAAAAGATAAAGGATATAAAGTACATTCAAATGAAGAGAGCGTTAGAACATGCTCTTGATCCGGAGCAGAGAGAAATTATTGAAAGGAAGTATCTTAATAATGGATTGATGAGCGATAAAGCTGTAAAGGCACAAATGATGATGGAGAATAATTGGTTCTATACACAAAAGAGACATGCGATTATGGCACTAGCTGAAGCGCTATTGATTATATAAAAAGGAGAATGATATATGAATTTTTTAGTATTGTTATTTGCACACTTATTGGCAGATTACCCGTTACAAGGAGATTTCTTAGCGAATATGAAAGGTAAGAATCATATTGTACTAGCTACACACGCAGGGATATGGACAGGAACAGTATTAATCGCGGCATATTTCTTAGGTTATAACATTACTTATATTGATGTAGCTTGGATGTTTGTTGTTCACGTTGTTGCAGATTACATGAAAGCGAAACCTGTAGGCTTCTATAAGAAATTAGATTCATTAAAATCAGGATTGTTAATCGATCAAGCGATACACATTTTGCAAATCATAGTGTTCCTATTTTATAAGAATATGTAATTAAAAAACACGGATAAAATGCGGATAAATTAACGATAAAGGAGCGGATAAGTAGATGCGCGATTCAAATTATTATTATCTTACAAGCCCTTTGACAACTGCATATCGAAGAGGATTAGTACACCTATAAGTGAAACGTTCTTATGCGAGAATGTCACGGTAACGTATACCGCATAGTAGGGCGGGCAAGGCGGTACGAACCCGCGTTAAGACGAAAAGACCAATGATTGTATAACAATGACATATTCCAGTATGGCGGGTGTGAGATAACTCGCATTCGTCATACTGTTTCTATTATATTTACCATTCAGCCCAGAATGCGTCCTCTGGGTTGATAGTGAATATAAGTCTATTACTCTCTGTTATTTGTTTCTGGAAATGGAATGGGGTGGTTTATTTATGATTAAATGAACATCGCGTTTGTGGAAAGAAAACAAATATTAAAATAGGCTTCACTTCACCGGTACGGACGACATGCTTTACACTTTTAACGAATTACTCACATCTTTCGTTAGGCAAAGAGTTCCACTCTTTGTTTGAGCCAATACAGCGGAAACATTCCCCTTCCGTCCCTCTAGTGTATTGGTTCAAACAAGGCGTCGGAAGAAACACATACGTCTTGATATAAATCCTTTATAATTCGATATTGGCTTGCAAAGGCGGTAGCTGAAGTATTGGCCGACTCTACGGAGTATAAACGAGAAGATTCTTAGTCTTCTCCCAGTCACCGAACACAGGGTGTGTAGCCATACTAGTTGATGCGGTGGCTTGGAGAAGAGTATGAAAACTACTCTTAAATTGATTCATTTCGAAATTCCCCTTTCGTGAATGATTTCTCCCATCCCCTTAAAAAAGCCTGATTACTTCGAAGGCTCAAGTTTCACTTGGGTTATTAGTAGAAGTAATGGGGCTTTTTGTTTTGTAGGATATTTTAATTGTTTGTTGAATAGATACATTTGGGAGGGATTATTATGAATACAATTAAACCAGGTGGTTGAATGTAGTGACGGAAATTAAACCAGGTGGTTGAATACGAATATTTAAGAGAAAGCATCCATAACGGGTGCTTTTTTTCTTTGTTATATAGAAATTACACATTAAACGTAGATTTGAACAAAATGGACATTTGGTTAGGAGGATAAGGATGGAATTAACATTAGAAGGATTAGAACAATGTTTTAATGAAGCAGCAAGTGAAGAGGCTAACTATGTAGCTGTACAGATTGAAATGGATGGCTTCCCTAGTGATGAGGTAATTATTAATGATAAACATAATATCGTTTCTAAATTAGAGTATTACAAGAAAACTTACAATGAAGATTTAGAGCATAGATACGCTGCAGGTATTCGTATTGTAGGTTATGCATATGGATACTCGTTCTCTGGAGTTCAACGTGAATTAGGACTAGTGATTGAATAGTGATTAAACCAATAGCAATTAGGAGGATGAATGATGGAAGAGAGAACAATTAAGTTTGAAATTGTAATTGAAGGTGAGTGTACACCAGAAGAACAATCTAAAGTTAGAAAAATGTACGATTTCATTGAGCAATATGCTAAAGATCACGGATATAAAGCTACAAAAACGGCAGGAGTTAAGGAATTAATGGAAAACGATAAAAAGAATACTGTTGCTGTAAAAGTAGACGTTGATACAAAAGAAGCTAATGAAAATATTGCAGAGTTAACTGCTGCTGCTAATGAATGTGTGGCCGCATTGGAGAAGTTGGAGAGACTTACTAATAAGTTTTCTGGTTTCCCTCAAACTAAGATTTCAGTTCATGCTGATACAATTGCACAACGTATTAATAGTGCCGAATCAAATCTCAGGATTTAAATCATGACTAAAATAATAGCAATTATCGTAGGCGCTGCCGTGATCTGGGTGGCGTCTTGTTTGTTGTTAAGGAAAGATAAGGGGTGAAGATATATGTTCATTAGAAAGAAAAAGTTGTTGAATTTTCTTGATACCGAAATTCTAGATATGGAGAAACGTCTTGCAGAAGTTCGTAAAGCAGAGGAAGAAGCTGCTGCTGAAGGGAACGATATCGAGCGAGACTATCGTACGCAACGTATTGTATACGATACAGCTAGAAGCGAGTTAGTACGTTTATATATGATAATTAATGACGATCATCCGGTTAAATTGTAATAAAGTTTAACGAATATGTATTGTCAAGGAAAGATAAGCGCAAACGTGTTGCATTTTGCAAAACAAACGAACACAACGAACGAAAAAGAAAAGCAAGAATCAAATGATTCCTGCTAAATGAAGAGCTACGATCAATTGACCGATAGCTGTAGCGAACTCAGGCGAAACACTGATTTCGAAAGAACTATTCTTGAAGTTCATATATATCATTCCTTTCTTAACAGAGATAGTTTAAAAGATGAGGTAACCTGTATTCCTTAGATACCATATTCAATAGAAAAATACATGTTTTTTCCCAAGGATATAAAAAGTAACGAATGAAAATGCGGTTAGTTAACAAGGTGAAGTTTATGCAGGAAATAACGGTGATTAGGTGATGAAAATGGCGTAAAATCAACGATGCATAAAAGATATTGTGGGTAGAAGTACTCGAAAGTGCCACAAACGTTGATATGACGGCATATTTCCCGAAAACCTTGTTTACATAAGATACATTATCACCAGTCATTTGTATAAATATTTAATTCCCCTGCATAAATTAGTTTTCGTTATGGATTTTTAAAAATAAGATTCTTTTGAGGTGATTTGGTGAAAATTTATGTTGTTGAACAGATCAGATGTTTTATTAACTCGAAAGTAGTCTTAACGACAATCGATCAGGATGAAGCGTTACGAAAATTTAAATCTGATGTTGGTGCAAATACGTTGCAAGTTTGGGAAGAGGGCAAGAGACTTATTTACATTGAACCTTTTAGGTGTGGATATAGGGTAGAAGGTGAACTGAAAGAGATTGAAGAGAAATTGCAGTAGCGAATCCGCTGCTTTTTTATTTTATATAAGAGGATGTGAGCGAATGGCCCTTGCTGATTTTAGAAAAGCATTCAAGAAGCCTAAGTCAGTAATCCCTATAACAAAAGAACAAATGAAATTATTTACTGGTGAAGATCCTGAAATTAAATTGTATATGGTGGAAATGAAAGAGGATGGAACGCCAGGTAAAAAGATACCCATAAGACCTATTAAAGAAAAGGATTTATATGCGGATAATGATGATAAGGAGTTAGATGAATGAAACTAAATAAACAAGAACAAACAGTTGTTGTTGGTCAGTTAATCAACAATGTTATCGGATTAGAATTAGTTAAACAACATATTGATCCACAGAAACTAGAAAAGGCTGTAGATTTACACAATAAGATGAATGATGATATGACACCAAAACAGTGTCGAGAGGCTCTTATTAGTGTGTTGGATAAAACGATTGATGAGTTTTTAAAAGCATAACTTAAATAATAATTAGGTATTACCACGAGGAGGAGTTATGACAAGTTACTTCCTATTAAATCGAAGGTGGTGGGTGATGTGACGTGAGTAGACGAAGTATAGAAAGAGATAAAGCATTTGAGATGTATAAAGACTCAAAAGGAGAAAAGCCTATTGAGGAGATTGCAGAAGATTTAGGAAAGAGTATTTCTCTCATTAGAAAGTGGAAATCAAAAGATAAATGGGACGAAAATATTACCGGTAATATTACCACCGGTAAAAAGGTAATTACCAAAGTAGAAAATCCCAAAACGAAGAAAAAATTAAAAGAAATATTAGACGATGAGGAGCTATCCGAAAAGGAACGGCTCTTTTGTTTGTATTACGTGAAATACTTCAATGGTACGCAAGCTGCGTTAAAAGCTGGTTACTCCAAAGATGGTGCCCATGTGCAGGCAAGTCGATTACTAAGGCGCGAACGAGTTTCTTCCTATATAAAGGAGCTTAAAGGTGAGTTAGTTGAAAATGTATTTGTAGAAGCGATGGATGTGCTAAAGGAGTACATTAAGATCGCCTTTGCTGATATTACTAATTACCTTAATTTTGGACAGAGAGAGATTACTATTCAGGATGATGATGGTAATGAGGTGACGAGGTTAGTTAACTTTGTAGATTTGTATGAGGCTGATATGGTTGACGGATCTATTATAACTGAGGTTAAACAAGGGCGTGACGGAATATCAGTTAAGCTTGCTGACAAAATGAAGGCTCTGGATAAGTTATCTCAGTACTTCGACTTAGTACCAGATAACTTCAAGAAGCAGATTGAAGAAGAACGACACAAAATGCAGATGGAAGTGCAAAAGGTACACGTCGAAAAGATGAGAGCTGAAATAAAAGAACTAACAGACGATCATGGTAATGGTGGTAAAGTTATCATTGTAAACGATAAGGAAGCCATGAGAAAGGCGATGGAAAATGACCAAGACAGTTAATATTATGGACTTGATGAATACCAATTTCTATTCGTTATGGCTTGCTGAACAGTCACATATCGTTGCAAAAGGCGGACGTTCTTCTATGAAGTCATCAGTTATCTCAATGAAACTTATAACGGACTTTCTTGAAGATGAGCAAGGTAATGTAGTTTGCTTGAGGAAAGTAGGCAAGTACCTTTCTACTTCTATATATGAGCAAATCAAATGGGCTATTTATATGCTTGGTGTAGAAAGTGAGTTTTATTTCGGCAAATCACCTTTAATAATCAGGCACAAGAAGACCAACACTGCATTTTATTTCTACGGATGCGATGATCCGTTAAAACTCAAATCAGCAAAGATTGCTAAAGGTTATGTAATGGCACTATGGTTTGAGGAAGCGGCAGAATTTGCTGGCGTAGAAGATATTGATATTGTTGAAGATACTTTCATTCGTCAAGAAATTGAAGGTAAGGAAGTAAAAGTATACTTCTCATATAACCCACCACGAAATCCATACAGTTGGATTAATGAGTGGCTAGATAGCAAAGCGGGAGATGAGGACTATTTTATTCATCATTCAACATACATGGATGATAAAAAAGGTTTCTTATCTCAGCAGATGATTAGGAAGATTGAGAAGTATAAGATACATGACTTGGATTATTGGCGTTGGATGTATGGTGGAGAAGTCATCGGTTTAGGTGATATGGTTTACAACATGAATAACTTTAAGAAGATTAATCAATTACCAGAAGACGATGATTTGATACTCATTGATATCGCCATAGATACAGGACATCAGGTGTCTGCTACGACTTATTTAGCCTTTGGATTAACGAAGAAAGGCAACGTCATACTGCTAGATACGTACTATTATTCACCTGAAAATAAGGTTGTTAAGAGAGCGCCAAGTGAGTTCTCGGCAGACCTAAATAAGTTTGTTACTGGTGTGACAAAGGAGTTTGGCAGATACATTGATATGCAAACAATCGATTCTGCTGAAGGTGGATTGCGAAATCAATATTTTAAGGATTATGGTATTCGACTACATCCTATAGCTAAAAAGAGAAAAGTTGAAATGATTGAAAACGTCTATGACTTATTGTCGCAAGGGCGTTTTTTTATTTTGGATACTGATAACAACAAGATATTTTATGAAGAACATAAGAAATACCAATGGGAAGCGAAGACGTTAAAAACTCCGAATCCCGAAGTAATTAAAGTAGATGATCATACATGCGATGCGTTTCAGTATTATGTGAATGATAATCTGCAAAAACTAAACCTTAAATATTAGTAAGGGGGTGATGCGTTGTTTAAAAGACTCATCTCCGGCATAAGGCAGGTGTTATATAAAATGGGCCTAATTAAAGGGATTAAAAAGATATCTGATAAAAAGGATATACCTGTTAATGAAGAATCATACAAACATATTGATATGTGGAAGGCGTTATATAGTGGTCATTATGATGATTGGCATAACGTTAAGTACCATACGATTGAGGGCCAGAAGAGTAGAAGAATGGCTTCGCTAAATATGGCTAAAGTTATATCGCAAGAAATGGCTGCTCTTATCTTTAATGAGAAGTGCTCAATCAATATATCGGATAAAACACTATCAGATAATATCAAGAATACCCTGGATGAAAATAACTTCATTAAAGAGTTTCAAAGGTATCTAGAGTATTCCTTTGCTTTAGGTGGAATGGTAATTAAAGTTTACTGGGATGAAGGAATAAAACTTTCCTATGTTACAGCAGACTGCTTCATTCCAATCGCATGGGACAATAAACATATCACTGAGGGATTATTCGTTAACGAAATCTCTAAGGGAGATAAAAAGTACACGCTTCTTGAGTGGCACCTGGTTGAAGGTAGCGAATACGTTATCAAGAATGAGTTATACGAGAGTAAGAACCAAGGTGATTTAGGTGTAAAAGTCTCCTTATCTACTTTATATCCTGACTTGGAAGAAGAAGTGCGGATCGAGAACTTATCTAAACCAATGTTTGTATACTTCAAACCGAATACAGCAAACAATTTGGATTTAACTTCACCGCTTGGAATCTCACTTTATGCTAATGCACTAGGCACGCTGAAATCACTTGATATTGCATTTGATAGCTTCCAAAGAGAGTTTGTTTTAGGTAAGAAACGTATCATGGTACCTACTTCAGCAATTAGAACTGTTATAGATCCACAAACAGGTATACCACAGAGATACTTTGATGCTACTGATGAAGTTTATGAAGCAATGAACTTTGATGATGGAGCAAAACAAATTCAAGATATATCGGTAGAATTGCGTGTTGAAGAGCACACGGCTGCTATTAATGCACTGTTAAACTATGTATCTACGCAAGTCGGTTTCTCTGCTGGAGCGTTTAGCTTTGATGGGCAAGGTGTTAAAACAGCAACAGAAGTTGTAAGTGAAAACTCTAAGACATTCAGAACTAAGCAGTCGCACGAAACGATTATTGAGGATGGTATTCGTGATTTAGTTGATATTATTATCGAAATCGCCGCTTTATATGATGAATTTGAAAGTACAGATAAATATGAGGTTACTGTTACGTTTGATGATTCTATAGCAGAAGATCAGACGGCAGAGATTAATAAACAAGTTACGCTTGTTATGAATGGATTAACTACTAAAAAGTTAGCCATTATGAAGATACATGGTGTTTCTGAAGAAGAGGCAGAGAGAATACTGAAAGAAATTCTAGAGGAAAATAAAATGATTATCCCTGAGAATATTGACTTCTTCGGCATGAACAACAAAAAACAGAATAATAGTCCAGGAGATGAAGGGTAATGGCACTCCCTCCTGAGAAGTTACAGCAACTCTCTATGTTTGTAGTAGATATCTACAATGCAATTGAAGAAGAGTTGCTTTTAAATATGGCCAGAATGCTCAAGTATGACAGGGAATTGCTACTTACTGCTGAGAACTTCGAACAATACCAACATTGGCGAATAGTTCAGTTAAATAAGCTAGGTAAGTTGAACCAACAACAAATGGGTACTATTGCTAGTCATAGTGGTAAAACGGCTGAAGAAGTGCGGAAGATGTTAGAAACCGCTGGATTTACAGCGGTAGAACAACATGAACCGTTATACCGGGAAGCAGTACAAGCGGGAAGTATAGTTGCTGCTCCTGCGATGTATACAAGTGCCGCGTTAATCGGCATACTTAACGCTTATGAGCAACAAGCTTTAGATACGCTGAATCTTGTAAATACAACGATGTTGAAACAGTCGCAACAGGTTTATCTTGATGTTTTAAACAAGACAGTAGGTAAACTACTTGGTGGTGTTATAACTCCACAACAAGCACTTAGGCAGACTATTTCCGAATGGGCACAGCGAGGGATTCCGGCTTTAATTGATAAAGGTGGTAAACGTTGGAGTGCTGAAGCATATGTGAATATGATTACTCGTTCTGTTAGTCAGAATGTAGCAAATGAGATGCAGATGACTCGCATGGACGAATACGACGTAGATCTAATTGAAACAAGCTCACACCTTGGAGCAAGACCACGCTGTGCTCCGTATCAAGGACGTATCTACTCTAAAAGTGGAAAGAGCAAGAGATACCCTCCGTTCTCCAGCACATCGTATGGTGAAGCGGCAGGGTTACTAGGCGTGAATTGTCGTCATATCATCTATCCTTATATCCAAGGGAAATCGACTAAGCGTTATGAACCGTACGACAATGATGAGAACTCAGAAGCATATAAGGAAAGCCAACAACAAAGAAGCTTAGAACGACAAATTAGGAAAGCGAAAAAGGAAGTAAAGGTTATGGAAGCGTTAGGAGATGCAGAGGGTGCGAAGGAAGCGAAGAACAAAGTTTCGCAACGCCAAGCTAATATGAGAGAGTTCATTAATCAAACGAAGCGTAAACGCCAATATAACCGCGAACAAATTGTTTAGGAGGAATTACGATGCTAAAACCATATAGATTACGATTAAATGAAATGCAGTTCTTCTCTGAAGGGGGAGAAAATCAACCAGTTGCACCGGAAGGAGGTGAGCCTAATGTAGCGACACCAGAAACTGTACCACCAACAAACCCAGAACCACCTGCAGAACCGCCAGTTACTTTTACCCAAGAACAATTGGAAGAAGCTAAACAGCAACAAGAAGCAGCTTTGCTGAAGAAACTTGGTGTAGAGAACTTAGATCAGCTAAAACAATCATTAAAAGGTTGGAATGAGTATCAGGAATCGCAGAAAACAGAGCAAGAAAAAACAAATGAAAAATTAACAGCATTTGAGACTCAGTTGCAAGAAAAGAATGAGTCTCTTTTTAATTTGCAAGCAGAAAACGCTGCGATTAAGTCAGGTATTACAGAAGAAAAGAACTTAAATGCAGTTATTACTCTAGCAAAAACAAAGGTTAGTGATGATATAGACATTACAAAGGCTATCGAAATGGTAGTTGAAGAGTTTCCTCATTTTAAAGGTGTAGTGGAAGAACCACAAGGAACTCCAAAGCCTACATTTACAACTGGTCAACATCAGAAACAAACGTTGACTGAAGCTGATAAATGGAAAGCAGCTTTCGCGAATTACTAAAATTAGATAATAGGAGATGTTAAATATATGGGAACTGTTAATTATGCTTCATTATACGCTGAGGGTCTTCAGCAAAAATTCACACAAGGTTTAAGCTTTGCAGCGTTATACAATTCACCAAACAATAGCATCATTAAATGGACTGGAGCGAAAACGATCCAAATTCCACGTATTGCTGTTGGAGGTTATACTGATGTTGACCGCGATGTTGTAGGTGGCTACACACGACGCGCTGATAACTCGTGGGAACCTAAAACACTTACACATGATCGCGAATATAAAACACTTGTTGATCCGCAGGACATTGACCAATCAAATATGGCTTTATCTATTGCCAATATTACAAAAGTTTTCAATACAGAAGAAGCGATTCCTGAGCATGACAAATACATGGCTTCTAAACTGTACTCTGAATACACTTCATATGGTAAGGTTGCTACTACAGTCGCATTAACAGCGACGAATGTACTTGAAACTTTTGATACGATGATGGAAAAAATGGATGAAGCAGAAGTGCCACAAGAAGGACGTATTCTTTACACTCTCCCTTCTGTTAAAAAGCTACTAAAAGAAGCAGAAGGCTTACAACGACAATTAGATGTAGGTACCAATAATGGAACTGTAAAACGTTCTATTTACTCGCTTGATGATGTAACGATTGTAACTGTTCCTTCGTCTCGTATGAAAACAGCTTACAACTTTACGAATGGTGCTGTTCCTGATGGATCTGCTAAAACAATGGATATGATACTTATTCACCCCGCTGCAGTTATTTCGCCACAACAATATGAGTTTGTTGATTTAGATGAACCAAGCGCTGCGACTTCTGGTAAATACCTGTACTATGAGCGTAAATACTGGGATGTATTTTTACTCCAGAAAAAAGTTGACGGCGTACAGATCAACATCCAAACACCTGTAACTCCTTAAAAGAGAGAGCTTAAAGCTTTCTCTTTTTTTAATACGAAAGGAATGATGTAAATGAGTAACTTAGTAAAAGTAAAACGATTGAATAAAACACTGAATATTGATGAGGGTCGCTTAGATAGTTACCTATTAGATGGATATGATCAAATCGACGAAGAAGGTAACGTTATTACTCGTGCCACAGGTGGACGAAATGTTTCGTTGGCTGAGTACAATAAGGCATTGGACGAAAAAGATGAGCTGGAGAAGGAAAATAAAAAGCTAAAATCAGAAGTAGCCAAGCTGAAGAAGGAAGCAGCTGCTAAGTAGGTGATTGTATGGCGTATATAGATGCTGATTATTATACGAACATATACAAAGGAATGCCTGTTGAGGACCCAGATATGTTGAATCGTATGATTGCAAGAGCTTCCGATGTAGTTGATCAGGTTATTAACTATAAATTGAGTGGTGTTGATTTTGATAAATTAGCACCATTTATCAAGGAGCAAGTAATGAAAGCTACTGCTGCTCAAACAGAGTACATCGCCTTATACGGCGAAACCTCTGCAAATACCATGATTGATACGCCTGTAATGCAGGTTGGTAAGTTCCGATATGGATTGTTGCGAGGCGGAAAGTCAGAAGGTGCAGGTAAAGATGCTCGTATAGCACAGGGTACAATCGCCTTTCTAAGGCCTGCAGGTTTGCTTTATTCGGGGGTGTCAGTTCATGATTAATGTCATTCCTATCCCATTGCATATGCTTATCCATACAGTTGAGTATCATGAGTACATTGGTGAAGACGATACATGGGGAGGTTCTTCTTCCTCATACGCTCCGCCAGTCGTGCTAAAAAGGGTGCGGGTGCAGCCTAATGAAAGGTTATATAACACTTCAACTGGTGATAGCGTAACGTTTGAAGCGACACTCTTTCACGATTCGGTTAACTCTTCTCCTGCTAATCAAGTGTTTAAAGAAAAATCTAAGATCGTGTGGAATGGGAAGGAAATGTTCATTAAAGAAGTTGAGCCTCTTTATACAACGAACCCTAATAGGCCACACCATACAGAGATTTATCTGCAATGATTAGAATTAATGTACGAGTTGATACTGCACAGATGGAAGCTAAGGCAGAGGAAGCGATAAACAAGGCTCAATTCGCATTAGATCAGCAAGTGTTAAAGGATAGTAATTTTTACATTCCAAAAGATACTGGCGAATTAGAACGTTCTTCAATACGTTTCAGTAGACCAGGTGAAGGTCATATTGAATGGAATACCCCATATGCGAGAAGGTTGTACTACAACCCGCAATATAACTTCTCAAAAGACGTTAACCCTAATGCCAGAGGAATCTGGTTTGAAGAGGCGAAAGCACGTCATGCAAGCGATTGGGCTAGATTAACAGAAAACGAAATACGACGGAATTTATAGGGGGGTTAAACATGAAATGGTTAATTGAATCGGTGAAGAACCACTTAACTACTGTTCTATCTAAAGACATCATGTTTGCTCCAGTAAAAGTCGATGTATTAGATATAGGTTTGAGTAATGCTCCACGAAAAAGTATTGCAATTAGGATCATCCCATCAGCTCCTGGCGAGCAATATTTCGAGGGAGAGATTATAAATAAACAATTTCAGATTCTCTTAAAAAGTGAAAACCAATTAGAAGCTAATATTTCTATGGAAGCAATAGCAAGAGAATTAAACAATGTGCATAGAAGAGAGTTTCACGCAGTGGACAACTCTTACACATTGAGAAGGCTCAACATTTATGTAGAGCCTAATTTCGTAGATAAAATAGCGTCTAACGAGTATATATACACTGCTCTTTTTGTAGTGGAATTAGAATTAGGAGGTAATTAATTTGGGCGGATTTTTAATGAACCACGGATATAAATTTGAGTTAAATGTTTCGGAAACGAGTACAGCTAAGTATGCTGTTATTGCGAAAGGGATTACTTCGGTAGATCCAGATAACAATGAAGAATCAGAAGAAACGTATTATTACGATGGTGGCGGAGCTGCAGAACGTGATATTACTGGTTTCATGATGTCTTATGGATTCGAAGGGCATCGATACTACGGTGACGAAGCGCAAGATTTTATTTTTAAACGTGTTAACCAAGTAGGTAATGCTCGTAAAAGTGATTTTCGTGTGACGGAGCCTAACGGGGATAAGTGGGAAGGTCGTTGTACTATCTCAGAAATTAAAAATCCCGGCGGTGACGCTAACGCAAAAGGTGAAATTGAGTTCACAATCAGTTTTGATGGCGTGCCAACATTCACTAAAGCAACACCAACGTTGTAAAAACAAAGAGTCGTTAATGCGGCTCTTTTTTCTTTGAATAAAATATAAAACTATAAAAAACGGAGTGTGGATTATATGTCACAAGTATTTCAATTTAATTTCGAGAAAACGTATAAAGAGGTAGATGTAGCAGGTAAGGTTTATCAAGTGGAATTTAACGATGACGCAATTAATAAATACCAGAAATCATTAAAAAGCTTTGGTAAGAAAACTAAAGAAGTACAAGGTTTAATACCAGATTACGAAAAAGCAACGGATGAAGAAATCGATAATCTAATGAATAAACAAAAAGAACTAGTAAAACACGTTGTAGAAACCTTCTTAGGTGAAGGTACATTTGAGGATCTTTATGAGAAAGCAGGTAAGTCTGTAGGAAATTTAATGACGTTAGTTGACTACTTAAATAATCTTTATCTAGAAGAAGCTAAAGAGAAAGCTGAAAAAGTACAGGCAAAATACTTAGCTAACGTCAAAAAGTAAGGTGATCAGTAATGTTCAAACTTACTGACAGAAACAGAGATATTTACAATTGGGCAGGTGTTGCAATTGAACTCAACCTGTCCTTTGACAATATCTTAAAGCTAATGGAACTTTTCGATGATGAAAGTGTTCCGGGGCATATAAAACCTAACATAGCTTTGAATATGCTCATTGTCGATAACGCACTTCTAACGCAATTATCTCCAACTGAAAAAGAAACCCTTATTATCAACGTGTTCAGAGATAAATTAAATATCGATTTATTATCAACAAATAAGAAAAATGAAATGACAGAATCGCATCATGAAGAAGATGACGATTATCCGGATATACCTGTCGTAAACTTTACCATTGATGCAGAAAGAATATATGCGTCGTTTCTATATGATTATGGAATTAATCTCTTTGAACAGCAGGGAAAATTACAATGGGATGAATTTCTCGCTTTATTTAATAACTTGTCAGAGAAAACCCCTATGCGTACAGCTATATACTATCGTACCTGCGACATACCTAAAAAAGATAAGTACAACGGCGACGAGCGTAAACGCATAAAGAAAATGAAAGCTATATATGAGTTACCAGAGGCCAAGGTGATTAGAGAAGCAAAAGAACTTCAAGATTTCCAGAAACGTATGGAAGCACAAAAGAGGCAGGTGACTTCAAATGGCTGACGGACGGGTTGAGATAGATGCGCGGATTAATAACAATAACGTTAGACGAGATGTGCAAAACATTAACAGGGAGTTAAACCGAATCGGTGGAGGGATGAACCGCACAGCTCGTGATATGCGTAATACTGTGGGCAGAGAAATGCAAGGAATGGTGGGCGACTCTGAGTATTATGCTAGGCAGTACCGTAGAGCATACGGTGACGAAATAGGCGGGTTAATGCATGATGTAGGCGGAAACTATCGCTACATGTCCCAGGAAGCAAGAAATATGATGATGGAAATGCAACAAGGTTTTTACGCTCAAAAGTTAGCGATGATTCCTTTCATGGAAGATCAGATTAAAGCAACGTACGGTTACTACAAAATGGCCCAAGGATCTAAGGACTTCCAAGGAACTAACAAAGATTTCATTAACCAAGCTAATGATATTGGTAAAGCTATGAAAGCTTCTCAAGATGCTCAAATTAATGCTAACAGGCTTGCTATGATGGGGATGCTTCAAACTATTGGGGCTATGAATGCTATGAGTTCTCTTGCGTCTAAGACTACGAAAAACTTAGATCAGATGAAAAACCCATTGTACAATACCGCAAGACCTGCGCTTGCGTTAGTTGACAATCTAGATAGAATTGCGCGAAGTGGTTCAGCTGCACAAATAGCTTTAGAGCTGCACGGACCTCAGGCGAGCATGAAAACTTTAACTGATGAAGCTATGAGGCTTAATTCAGTAATGATGGGAATGCCTATCCTAGCTATGGGCGTCGGGCTGAGTATGCTTTTCATGTATGGTTCTCTGCATAAAGCTAATATGGAAATGGAACCTAAATATGCTGAGGCATTTACTAATATGATGGAGAAGCTTACGAAGGCGCTAGAACCGATGAGACAAGCTTTCACTGCAGTAATGGTACCTATTTATAATTTTGTGGCTAAGATGGCGGAGTTAACAATAGCATTCAATGAAGCGCACCCGGTTATGGCCAGATTTATTCAAGGTACTATTATGCTAGTTCCTGCCTTAATGGGATTGCTACTACCTTTAGGATTAGGTGTAGGTTACTTTAGAGGATTAAGAGCAATTCTATTCGCATTACGCCCACTAATGATGCCTATTATAACTGCATTCGCTACTATGTCCACTCCTGTATGGATCGTAGCGGCTGCTATAACCGGTGCAACCGTAGCCTTTACTCATTTTTACAAAACTAACGAGAAATTTAAAGGTTTTGTAGACGGTACTATTAAGTCAATCAAAGATTTCAGTTCTAATCTTGTAAAGAACGGGAAAGAGCTACTTAATAACGCCTATAAATCTGATATGGTACAAAACTCTATTAAAGCTATGCAGAAGGGGTTAAATGTAGCGGGTCAGAAGTCAAAAGAGTTTGGCCTTAATATGGTCAATATGGGGAAATACTTGTATGAGACTGCTAAGTCAGGGGATGCAATGAATGAGTGGGTTGGGCATCTTCCTGAGCCATTCCAAGCTTCTGCGGAGAAAGTAGGACAATCGGTAGCGAACATCAGGACTTCTATACTATCGTCAATACCTGTAATTCAATCATTCGGGCAAAACATGGCAAGCATGGGTAAGTATCTTTTCTATACGGCTCTTGACGGTGATTATTTGAATGACTGGATAACTCATTTACCAGAGGGGTTCCAGGGTGCGGCACTTAAGATTGGCCTAACAATGAGTAGCGTGAGAGAGAGCATCATAGGTACGTTTCCTGCCATTCAACAATTCGGACAGAACGTAATGAGTATGGGCAAATACTTAATGTATACCGCTATCGATGGCGATTACTTTAATGATTGGGTAACTCACCTTCCTGAACCATTCCAGAATACTGCCTTGCAAATCGGTATGAGCGTAGCTAATATTCGCCAAACAATAATTGACTGGGTATCTAGCACAGTCGCTGAAGGTGCACGAATGGGCGTTACCTTGAAAGACATGGGGATGTACTTCCTAGAGGTAGCGAGAACGGGTGACTTCGCTAATGAGTCGCTAATGAAACTGCCTGTAAATATGATAATGGGTGTCAAGCAGATGGGGATTGCTCTTGCTGAATTTAGAGCGGACTTTATCGCTACCTTCCCAGTAATAGGGGAATTTGGTCAGAATCTATTGAATTTGGGGCAATACATCTTACAAGTGGTACTTACAGGAGATATCATGAACAGTTGGTTATCGTCAATGAGTGGTGGTTTCCAGAACGTCGCCATCTTGATTGGTACTGCTATAGAACAAATTAAGACTAGTATTGGTTACTTTGTTGAAGCTATCAGGCTTGCTATGGGTGGAGATACTTCCCAACTAGGACAGATATTCACAACAATTCTTCCTACATTGATTACTATATTGATTGGTGGTTTACCAGGATTGCTACTTACTGCATTGAGATTCCTCCCTACGATTGTAGAAGGTATCAATCAGATGTTACCTGGTTTCTTAGAAACAGCAGGATCTATCATTCTACGTTTCATTGAGACAATTGTAGGAATGATTCCTACAATATTACAGGTTGGTATTGATATCATAAGTACAATCATTACAGGTATCACGACTTCACTCCCTATAATTGTACAAGCAGCTATAGATATTATTGTGAATACATCTAATGCGTTCTTCTCTGCTGTAACTGCAGTTGCTCCTTCATTGATAAACGCAGGACTCGATATGATACTAAAAATACAAAAAGGTTTAACTGATAACCTTCCTAAGATATTAGAGATGGGACTTACTATTATTGAAAATCTTCTGGAAGGGATTAGCAACATGTTACCAAAGATAATTGAATCAGGCATTACAATTATTACTAAGCTTTTAGAAGGTATTGTACAGCGTTTCCCTCAATGGATACAGAATGCTTATGATATGATGAATAAGTTTTTAGATTCTATCATCAAACATCTTCCTACTATCCTACAGACAGGTATTGATATCCTTATGAAACTTATTGACGGTATCGTTAAAGTCCTTCCTAGATTGCTAGACGCTGGGCTTAAAATGATTATCCAATTAGCAAAAGGATTAGTGGATAATTTCCCTACGATCCTAGAAAAAGGTATTCAAATAGTAGAGTCTATCATTAGAGGTATCATACGAGCTCTTCCTGGTCTTCTAAAGAAAGCATGGGAACTAACATGGGAGTTCATTAAAGTAATTGTAGCTAACTTGCCACAAATCCTAGAGACAGGCGTTAAGTTACTTATCGCTTTAATTAATGGTATCGTGAAGACTGTAGGTCGTTTATCTTCTACGATTATCACTGAAGTTATTGGAGCTATCCTTAAATGCTTCAGTAACGCAGGTACAATGCTTAAAAGCATCGGCAAAGACATTATCCAAGGTCTGATTAACGGTATTTCTAGCATGGTCGGAAAAGCTGTATCAGCTGTTAAGAGCGTAGCAAGTAACATCAAAGATGGAATCGCCGACTTCTTCGATATACACTCTCCTTCTCGTCTAATGTATGGAATGGGTGAATTTGTGACGGAAGGTCTGGCTAATGGTATTGTTTCGCTAACGAATTTAGCAGTTAATAAAGCTAAAACGATGGCTGAAGCTGTAGCTGATGGATTTTCATCTCTTCAAGAAGATATAGTTATGGGTGATATCATTGGTGGTGGTATTGATAACGCAGCTCTGAATTCCGCATTTTCAAGCTCTAAGAGATTTGTTAACGATATGGTTAACGTTAATCCTACAGCACAACAAGCCGCTTATATAGCACCTAAACAAGAGAGACAAGTTAAAACAACGCCTCAAGATAGTAATCAGAGCGATCAAAATAACACGTACATCGTAATGGATAAAAAGGTTGTTGGAGAAGTGTTAGCACAACCTGTAGAAACTACAAATAACAGACGAAAACAACGTCTGGCACAATTTAAACCAACTGTAACACCTTCCTTTTAACTAAGGGAGGTGTTTTTTATAGATAAAAATACCGGAAGGAGGTAGTCGAATGCCATCAGGTAGTTTTTCATTTAACGGGATACGTAAAGACTACATCTTTATCTTAATGGGATTTAACCGACCTGCATGGTCTCCTGTTGAGAGAGATATCTTAAAGGTTCCTTCTAAAGCAGGAGGGTATCTCCTACAAACGAATACAAATGTAAGAACAATAGAAGTTCCTGTCATTATCAGGGCGGGTAGCCAAAGTGAAATGCAAAAGAAGAAAGAAGATTTAGCGGATTGGCTTGTGACAGATCAACCTTGCGAATTGATTTTTGATGATGAACCAGATCGCACTTACATGGCTGTAATTGATGGTGAAGCAGACATAGATGAATTAATTTTCAGAGGAAAAGGAAAGATTACATTTGTCTGCCCTATGCCTTATAAATTAGGGGCTGTTAAAACAGAAGTTATGCTGGTGCAGAATCAGGAATTAAAAGTGTCCTTTGAAAATAATGGGACAGTAGAAACAAATCCTATCATCGATATTGAAGTGACAAATCCTAGCCCGTTCTTGGATGTATGGAATGATGACGAATATTTTAGGCTTGGTTATCCTACTGGAGTTAAAACCCGTGTGGTAAAACAAGATGAGCGCCTAATATGGGATGAAATGAATAGTTTAACTCCTTGGACGGCTGTAACGGGTCAAATAGGGATCTATAAAAGTTCAGGAGCAATGAAGGTATGGCAAGGATACGCTTTTACACCTGAATCATACGGAATAGGAACTGCTACTGAGTGGCATGGTCCCTTTATGAAACGAACTATCCCCAATACGAGTGGTGTTATTCAAGACTTTAGACTTGATGTGCAAATGTATTTTCAGTCAGGTTATTGGAGCAGGATGGGGAAAACAGTGGTCATGCTTTTAGACGCTAATGACAATGTAATAGTTGAATTATCAATGGCTGATGAATACATGAGTCATGAAATGACAACCGCACAAGCAATTATTGATTCAGGCGGTTCTAGAAAGTGGATTGCTGACGAAATGGGCATGTCTTCTGATACCTTTAATAATTTCAGGGGTCATGTTTCAGTAGCACGCAGAGGTAAAGAGTGGAGTTTCTATTTTGCTAAGTATCGCAAAAATACCGAAATAGATGATGCTAGTTTTGTCCGCACCTGGAGAGACGAGTCCGATAGTAACCCCATGACTTCTAGACCAGTAGCAAAGGTAGCTGTAGGCTGTATCGCTTATGGTCCACATCCGCCTGCTGAAATAGCATTTATTGAAGATGTGAAGTTTTGGAAGATTAATACTTTAACACTTGATGAAACTCCTTATATTTTTGATGTAGGGGATAAAGTTCAGATAGATACAGAGAGATCACTAGTAACAATAAATGGAACAAATGCAATTGGATTAAAAGACATCTTTAGTAGATTCCCTACTGTAAAAAGAGGTTGGAACGATATTATTATACGTCCATCTAACATAGGGACAGCGCGAATTGTTTACAGGGAGAGGTACAAATAATGAAGAAGGTAAGCGGAGATTTACACATTGTAGATTTTAAAACAAAACAAATTATCGCTACTATTCAGCCGGCGGATTATTTCGATGATCTAAGACACTGGGAAATCAAAGATAACGTCGACATACTGGACTTCAAACTATTAGAAGATTCTCCGTTTCTAGATTATATCCAACAAAAGAATTTGATATTAAAAGAAACGAATCCAGGTGTTATTACTCCCTATGTAATCACTTCTATCGAAAAAGACTCTGAAAATCATAATGTTACTATCTATGCATCAGGTGAGTGGATTTTACTTGATAAAGAGGTTCCTTTAACACCGCAAGAGATTAAAAGTTGGAGTGCTGAACAGTATTTAAAGTTTGCTACTAGTCATACTGATTGGGAAGTTGGCTTTATCGAAGCGATAGGGAAACGCTCTTTTAAAATAGAAAAACCCATGAGCCCTTTGCAATTCATTCAGCAAATCGCAACTCTCTTCGACAACATCGAGATCCAATACAGGATAGAGATCGGAACCGGCAAGCCGAGAAGATTCATTGACCTTGTTAAGAAACGCGGCAGAGAAACGAATAAAGAGGTTACTCTCGGTAAGGATTTAGTAGGAATCAAGCGCATAGAGAACTCTGAAAACATTATTACTGCATTATTTCCGTATTATATAGGCCAAGATGCGGACGGTAACGACAAGTTAATCACTATCGAATCTGTGAATAATGGATCTCAATATATTGTCGATGACGCAGCGTTTCAACGTTGGAATGTGAACGGAAAGCATCTATTTGGATTCTACACTCCGGAATCTGAAAAAGATGAACTTACTCCGTCCAGATTGTTAACATTAGCCAAAATGGAGCTAAAAAAGCGTGTTTCCGCAATCGTTACTTACGAAGTGAATTCTGTTGACATATCTAGCGTATTTGGATATGAGCATGAGGATGTTAGAGAAGGTGACACAATCCGTATTATCGACGAAGGTATGACACCGACTCTTTACCTAGAAGCAAGAGCTATTGTAGGAGACAATTCCTATAAGGATAAGCATCAAAACAAGCACAAATTTGGAAACTATGTAGAAATAGTCAACCAAGATGAAGCGTTGCGAAGACTGTATCAAAAGATGCTTTCCATGATTAATGACAAAGTATCGAAAGAATGGTTTGCTGCATTAGAAGAAAAAGCAAATGATACAGCTAAAAAGGCGAATGAAGCTGTTGAAGAATCGAAAACAGCTAAAGATTTAGCTACTGCTACAAAAGATTATATGGATCAAAACATGGTCGATATTATAGAAAGTGTTTCTCCTCCTATCGCGGGTCTTAAACCAAATAAAACGCTATGGCGTGATATTAGTGGTGGCAAGCCTGGTATTTTGAAAATATGGACAGGTACAGTGTGGGATGTTGTCGTTCCGGATGTCGAGGAAGTTAAAAGGGATCTTGAACTCACTAATGAATCTATGAAGTCGAAAATCTCTGAAAAACAAATGCAAGATTATTTAGGTGGTTTAGGCAGTACAAATATTCTATTCAATTCTGCATTTGAAGATAGAGAAATTAACCCAAGTTCTGGTGTGATTATCTCTAGAACCCCAAGCCTTAGTAAGTGGAGTGTGACAGCTACTGCAGGAACAGCGGTTACACCTACAACATCCAAAAGACATGACGGGTATAATTCTGTTCAGATTCAAGCTACAGGGTTAACAGGAAACGTTTTGACAGGAATAAGCCAGATGACTCCTGTTACATCTAACTCAGGGAAAGTAGTGTTATCTGCATGGATATTTACGAATAGTAAAGATGGCTTAGATCAAGATGGATATTTGGAAATTAAGTTTCGGAATGGGTTAACTGTAGTTGCAACTACGAATGTAACTTTAAAAGATAAGTTAACTGATGGCGTATGGACATTTATTTCCGTTACTGCTGATGTACCTTCAAGCGCTGTTACTCATGCTGAAGCTTGTATAGGAATAAATAAAAACGGCCTTATTTGGGCTTCTCAACCACAATTTCAACAAGGTGAGAATCCTTCGAGTTTCATGGAAAATCCTAAAGATTATGCTAACTACGATCAACTTGTTGGAGAGATTGCAAAAAAAGTGGCTACTTCTGAATTCGACTCTAAGGTATCTACTATTGAAACCAGTATAAATCAACAATCTGACCGCATTAATCTCAAAGCAGAGAAAAATGATGTTTACAATAAAACAGATTCTGACAGGCGTTTTGGGAGTAAAGCTATAGTAGATAATCATACTTCACAATTATCTTTAATGAGTGATGAGATTAACTTACGAGTTAAAAATAACGAAATTGCTTCCACATTCAACCAAACAGCTCAATCTGTATTAATTCAAGCGAGTAAAATTTATCTTGATGGTTACATTGAAGCAAAACATCTTAAAGCGCAGACTTTGCAAGGGGTAACAATTCAAACTGCTCCTGCAGGTTCAGGCGCCAATCATATTCGTTTAAATGCACAGAATTTAACTGTATACGGTGGTGGACGTAGTAGAGGTTATTTAGGATTCATTGAGCGTACAGACGGGAACATTCAGTCCGCTTTAATTCTTGGTAATGATTATGAGACAACAGGGACGTTAAACGGATCATTAGTAATTGACCAAACTACAATAAATTCAAATGTATTCACTAACTCAGTGGCTTCAATTGGGATTGCTACAGGTCGTAATGGAAATGACGTAGTTAAATCTTCCTATATCAATTTCTACAGATATGATGGAGCAATGCAAATTAACTCTATAGGCGATATGAGTTTAACAAATACGAACGGTAATATTTCTCTTACTGCTAGTTCTACAGGTGGTACTACAGGTTTTATCACCTTAAGTTCTTCTAAAGATATCAATTTGACCGCTAAGCGTGGCTACTTTAATTTTTATACAAGTGATAACAAGTCATTCCCTGCAATGACAATTAAAGACTTAGCTCCAACTGCTCAAGGAGATGTAGATTTTACTTTTGCAAATCAGATCATGTTTAGAATGGCAAGGCATCCTGACTATGTAGGTGAAGGATTACAGATTAAAAGTACGACAGGTGACGCTTTCCGAGACATTAAGCTAAGAACACTACGAGCTACTGAAAATATATCTGCTGCAGGGCGTATGTGGGCGCAAGAATTTATCCCTAGTTCTTCTCGTACGCTTAAAACGAACATAGAAGACCTTCCATTCTCCGCTTTAGATAAAATCAACTCTGTAAACATTAAACAGTATCACTTTATAAGAGATGTTGAACGCTTTGAGTCAGGGGAGTCTATTACACTTCCAATTAATTACGGTATGATTGCGGAGGACTCTGACGATGTATTCACTACACCACAGAAAGACGCTGTAACACTTTATAGCTCGGTTGCAATTTCTATTCAAGCAATACAAGAAGTTGACTTTAAAGTTAAAAATCTTCAATTTGACCACGGTATGTTGAAGCAGGAAGTTGTCACTCTTAAAGAACAACTTGAAGCAGAAAAACTTGAGAAAGTTTCAATGAAAGCTGAAATTGATGAATTAAAGGTATTAGTACAACAATTAATAAATAAGAAACCAGAGCAGCCATAAGCTGGTCTTTATTTTGCATAAAGGAGTGATTTTATGACATTCAAGACCTATGAAATTAACGTAGATTTAGTACATGATACATCCACAACTTGTTCCAACCGCTTTTCTCAAAATGATAGAAACTCCGCTAAATTATTAGTAACAATAACAAATAAAGGTGCGGAGCTTGATTTAAGCCAAGCAAAATCGGTGCGGATGTCATTTAGAAAACCGGATGGAACTCGTGTATTCCAAAACGATTGCCAACCGATTAATGCAATGAAGGGGAAATATCAAATTGTATTAAAGACTCAAACTTTGACTTCAGTTGGTAATGTAATTGCACAGATCCATATTGAGGAAGAGGATAGAATCCTTGATACACAAAAGTTCTTTTTTGTTGTAAATGATTCGTTGGCAAGTGATGAAGCAATTGAAAGTACAAATGAATTTACAATTATTCAAAAAGCAATTGAAGCAGGGGAGAAACTTGAAGGTGTAGATATTAACGGGATTATTGCAGCAGGTGCGAAAGCTGATGCGGCGTTACCTAAAGCAGGCGGTACGATGACAGGTGAAATTATCATTGATAGTGGTGCTCTTATGCGATTTAAAGGAGTTGGAACCGATCCGGATTGGGCTTTCCGTAGGGATGACGCGAATGATGGTTTCGTAATTGCTCCACGTAAGGCAGACAATTCTGACTGGGATTGGGCTAAACAGGTAGAATTCCGCCCAGATAACTTTATAGTTAACGGAAACACTAACCTCCTAAAGAAAACAGGCGGTATTGTAACAGGTGAGGTTAAGCTTGAAGGTTGGACTGCACAACTACATCTGGATGAGTGGGCACAATCCGTGAGAGTTGATCAGCCTACGGCTGATGCTAGTGCAAGAGGTTTTGATTATTATGAGAACAACGTGCGAAAAGGCGGTTTTGGTAGGTTTAGAGGAATCGGTACAGACCAAATGTATATCGGATGGGGCGAAGGTCCGTGGGATGAGAATACTAATCTAACAGTTGGTCCTAATAAATTCACTTATAAAAATAAACCTGTAGCTATGCGAGACAAAGACGGACGAGTAACGCTTACCTTGACAGCTGATGCAATTAACGTTAACCCAGACTATCCTGCTTTGGCTATTAGAAGGGGAAATACTGTAACCTTGAGAATGGAAATTAACAAGATTGGTGAAGGAACTACACTAACAACTTTGCCTGTAGATATGCGACCTACTGATCAGCAAGTGTTTACCTCCATATCTAACGATGGTACTACATCGTTGGCGGTATCTCTCGGAATGGATGGCACAGTAACTACATTTACACAGAATAAACCTGTAAGGATTATCGCTACTTATGTAGTGGATTAAAAAGGAGGAAAACACATGGCTAAATATTACGGCTATTGTTATGATGCGAATGGAAAGTTTACGGAGATTATCCCTTTGGATGAGAAACCGATCTACGAGAAGCAAACTTTCCATCGTGAAGAACAGAAAGAAATCATTACAGAAGAGAAGTTATGTGAGGTACATCAATCTATCGAGGATGGCACTTACGAACCGCCTCTTCCCGATCCAGGTGAAGGACCAGAAAACATTGATGAGGCTATTGTATTTGAAGCTACTTACAGCGAACCAATCAGTAAACAGGATTGCCCAGATTGCGTGATGCACAATGTTGAATATGAAACTATTAAAGTGCTGTATGAAGAAGACGTTATTGTAGGTTATGAACCTGACATTCCTGCTAATTGTACTTTAGAAGTTTGCCCGTGGCTTGCTTATGATCCTGTATTTGATGGTGAGAAGTGGGTTAAAACGGTTGAGCCACAACCTGAAGAACCTCAACCAGAAGAACCATCAGAGTTAGAAAAACTCAAACAACATCAGGAACTCATGCAACAGGCATTGGACGAATTATTACTTGGAGGTATGTAAAGTGGCAAATTATTTAGCACAAAGAGTTATCGATGAAGCTTACACATACGATTATGTTATTTTAAAGCGACCAGACCTAAAGAGTGGTATCGACTCATACCTAATTAAAAATGAAAGAGCAGATTTAATTACAAGCGCACAATAGAGTGGGCTTTTTATTTCGAATAAAATACGGCTTTTATAACAAAACGAAGCGTGCTTATAGCAGGCTTTTTTATTTTGAATAAAGGAGTGGAAAGATGGATCGTATCGATGTATTACTGAAAACATTTATAGCTACCTTTGGAGCTTTTTGCGGGTACTTTTTGGGAGGATGGGATACAACATTGAAAGTTCTAGTTATTATGGCAGCTATCGACTATATCACAGGAGTATTCGCAGCAGGATATAACGGAGAGTTGAAAAGCAAGGTAGGTTTTAAAGGCATCGCCAAAAAGGTGGTGCTTTTTCTTTTGGTTGGAGTGGCAGCGCAGTTAGATTCAGAATTCGGGAGCAATAGCGCAATTCGTGAAGCAACAATCTTTTTCTTTATTGGGAATGAGTTGTTATCACTTTTAGAAAATGCTGGTCGAATGGGTATTCCTTTACCTTCAGCTTTAACAAATGCAGTTGAGATTTTAGGTGGTAAAGCAAAACAAGAAACGAAAAAAGGAGATGTTGAATAATGGAAATCAAACAAATGTTAGTGCCAAGAAGTCGATACGATGCCTTATGCCCGTATGAGATGAATCCAACAGAAATCACATTTCATAACACGTACAACGACGCACCGGCTATAAATGAGCGTAATAATGTCGCTAACAATAGCACTGGAACATCATTTCATATCGCTGTGGATGATAAAGAAGCTATTCAGTTAATTCCTTTTAACAGAAATGCATGGCACGCTGGAGATGGTAATGGGAGAGGGAATCGTCATAGTATTGGGGTGGAAATTTGTTATTCACAATCAGGCGGAGCGAGATATCGCAAGGCTGAATTAAATGCAATTGAAGTAATCGCCCAATTAATGATTCAGTTTGATATTCCAATCAGTAAAGTTAAGACTCATCAAGAGAGAAACGGGAAGTACTGTCCGCATCGAATGTTAGATGAAGGACGTGTTCAGTGGTTTAAAAATCAATGTGCAAATAGAGCATCTAGCATGAAAAATTTAAATAAATTACAAGACGCAGGAAAGGTGGAAATTATAGTGAATAAATTTAATAAAGTTGTTACGTATGAATTCGGAACAGCGTTAGTACCAGAAATGTTAGGAATGATGGATGCTCTTGGGTATGAATCTCGTATTATCTCATATGGAGATAAACAGGGATTAGTTAGATTTGAAACAGCATATCGCCAAGGGAATGAACTAGATCGAGCAACTGCATGGTTAGATGCGAAAGGTCTTAAATACTACTATACAAAAGAATAGTTTGATGAACAAAAATAAGAGCCGTCCTGTTGGGCGGCTTTTTTTATTTGAATTCAACATAATATTTATTATTAATAATTCCAAACGCCACTTTTCTTGGGAAGGGTTTGTATCCTTCTAACACTGCGTTCATACAGTGTTGAACCCATTTTTCTAATTCTATTGGTAAGCGATACGCTTTAACGCTCCCATCACAATTTTTAATTGTTGCTACTTGTATGACGGTCCTTGACATTGTAATTCTATCCATTGAAACCGCTGCAACGTCGTCCTTTCCGGCAGTACCAACACTAAGAACTTCATATACTGGCGCGTCTTCTTCTTTAAGAATCATAGGTATGTTCAAATACTCAAAATCATTGATATTATCATAAATAATAGCTCCAGCTTGGTTTCTTCTTACTATATCCTTCGCCATATTCATCCCTCCTTTTTCTAATCATATCGGAATGTATTTGTTAATGCTATTCCGTTTTTTTGTTCTTATCACACAGAATATATGTTCTTTTAAAAGAATAAAAATAGCCCCGTTTTTCACGAAGCTACATCCAAAAATCATCGTAATGAACATCTTTATTTGTTATCTTTTTCAAAGCTCTCACAATCTTTTGTGCATTCTTCATTGTTGGAGAGAATTTATCACCTTGGCATACGCGACTTATTGTAGATTTACTTACACCGCTTCTTTCTGCTAATTCTTGCTGAGTAATTTTGTTTTTCTCCAGAAAATTGGAGAGCTTTGACTTTCTCCCTTTGCCAGAAATAAGCCATCCCATTCTAATCACTCCTGTTTTAAGTTCTTAGTACAAGAGTGGCCAAAGATTTCATTTTTTAAACATCCCGAAAATAGGAATCTTAATTATTATGAAAATCTGCGTTTCAGTAGGGATAGTTTCTTTCCAGGTTCTTCAGCATAATATTTCATGTAGTCACACATTAAGATATTAATCAATTTATCAGCGGTATATCCATGCATAGGGTAGGTGTGAGCCATATCAGAGAAAAACACTTCAATTCTTCTCAATGTCCTTCTATCAATCTTCACTTCAACTGTTCCGTACCTTTCATCATTTTCATTAAATTCTAATTCGCAATCTGTATAGTGCTTCTTACTCTCTAGAATTTGATACAACTGCTCCATACTATTCTTGGATCTTATATGTTCCAGAAAGTCCTCAACAAGTATCTCAGCTAAATCACTAGCGTTACACTCGTAATCTTCCTCTTCCATATCCTCAATGATAATATTCATGCGGAATAAGTAAATTTTGAGCATCTTCACTTCAAAACGGTATTTCTCTTTTAAAGCCCACTCAATTTTAGTCCGTTCCCACCAGTTCCCAGCACTCATTAGCTGTATTTCTTTCGTCATCACATCGTACTTACTGTACATGCTGTCACCGTTGCCAAAACCTTATAAAAATCTAAAAAGTTTGTTTATTTCCCTGTTCTACGTGTCCGATTTGGCCAAAGCTACTTTCGTTTGATATAACACTCCGAGGGCGTAAATTCGGATACAACGAATCCTACATATTAGCAATAACGTTTAGGTGTTAATTTGCTAATTGATAATATGATAAGTTGATAGATGCATTTAAATCCCTATCCATTACAAGACCGCAATCACAGCGATATACTCGGTCAGATAACTTTAGGTCTTTCTTAACGCTTCCACAACATGAACACATTTTAGAAGATGGATACCATCTATCAGCTTCAATGAACTCAATACCATATTTTTCACACTTATATTTCATTTGTCGTTTAAACTCATGAAGTTTTTGATTAGCAAACGCTTTAGATAAGTGTTTATTCTTCATCATCCCTTTAATATTTAAAGTTTCCATTACAATTCGATATGGTTTGGTTTTCACGATATCGTTTGTCGTTTGATGAAGATGGTTGGTTCTGATATTTGATAATCTTCTATGCAAGTGTTGTATCTCATTTTCGATTTTTATAATGTTGCTCGTTTTGACGAAACGGTTCCCCTCCTTATTCATTTTGTATTTACGAGAAACTTGACGTTGCAACCGACGAAGACGTTTCTCTACTTCTCTTACTTCATTTGTTTTGTTGATGTTTTCAAACACTTGACCACCTGAACATACTGCTAGCTCTTTTACGCCGACATCAATCCCTAGCGAAACATCTGTTAATTCCGTTGTTTGTGGTTCTTCTTCAATTCCTACAGACAGATACCAGTACTTACCATCAAAACTGATTCTTGGATTGTAGTACTTTACGTCCATTGGTATTCGTTCAGATATTTTCATCCAACCAACTTTTTCAATCAAGGCTTTATTATTTTTGATTTTGAGTTTGACATTATCATTGTAAAAAGACGGTTTTGACTTCTTTCTGTTTTTAAACTTCGGTCTCTTTGCTTGTTTCGCAAAGAATTTTTTATACGCATCACAAGCATCTTTAATTGCTTGTTTTGTGATATTATTGGACACCTCATACAACCAAACATATTCTTCAGTTTGTTTTAAAACGGTCAATTCTTTACGAAGAATGCCATCAGATATGAATTTATTTCCGTTCTTGTGGTTTTCTTCTTGCTTTCCCAATGTCCAGTTATATGCCCATCTCGCTGTTCCTGCTGATTTCCAAAGTTGTCGTTCCTGTTCTTTAGTTGGTTTTAACCGAACTTTTTTTGCTAGTATCATAATTTCACCTCCGTAGCTAAATTATACATTCAACTACATTCAATTGCAAGTGTTCGGAATGTAGTTTATAATTTATTTAGAGGTGATATATATGAGCACAAATCGTGGTTTAAAAACAAGAAAAGCCTTATCAAACGCTGTTCGTATTGATCTGTATGAACAGCTAAAACAAATATCTGATGAAACAAAAATTCCGATGAGCAAATTATTAGATGAAGCTCTTGAAGATTTGATTTCTAAACGAAAGCCTACTAATAAATAGTGGGCTTTTAAACATTTCACATTGTTTTTAAAGCGAAACAAAGTATTCTTGCAGCAGCGCGGCGCTGCGATACTCCCCATTCTATAGCGAGATGGACAAGTTTTTTATGAACTTCTTGATCTAACTTTGCATGTATATATCTTTTAGTATCGATATAGTCATAATTGTGTATTTCTGCAATATAAGATATGTTTAGGTGTTCTGTAATTAATTTAGACATGTATTGTGTAGTGGTTATTCCTTTTTGGTATGCTGAGGATCTTATTAGTTGTCTTTGTATTTCATTTACGGGGATTTTTACGTCTTTCTTTTTATCGCAACGAGTTTTACGAAGTTGTTGGTTTGTTATTTTAGTAGATTTTCCGGAAGGTTCAAACATAGGGTTAACATTGCTCATGATGCTCTCCCCTTTCAAAATTAACCTCCTCCCTCTCTGTTAACACAGGGTCATAGTTCCAATATGCTATCATTCCTGCTGTTTTTGAGAAAAGAGAGGAGGGATCTTATATTTTTGTTAGATAGTTATTACCAATCGTTGAAACCATTAATTAACTCCATAGCATTATCGACAGCTTCTTCAGAAGGTTTCTCATCTTCTCCTGCATCATTCTGTATGCCATGAGTATTTATATTGATTAATAGCTTTTTAACTAATTGAAGCGGATCTTCTTCACCAGCAACTTCAGCAAGTACCTGGTACATTTCTAATCTTTTTTTAATCTGCTTATTTACGTAACCCTTTTGCCCCTTACCTTGTTCCTCTAAACGAGTTACAAAGTTGTAAAGGACCTTATCATTGTTAGGGTTAAGCTCAATTTGCAGCTTTTTCTTTTGTAAGTTTGTCAAAGACATCACATCCTAAATAGTAGTATCCTAATAGGTTAGCTTCTTGACCATTTTCTAGAACCGCAAATGTTGGGAATTGCTCTTTTTTCTTCTCAATACGCTTTTTATGAAGAGCAGCCATTCCGCCAGTCCAAACGATTTTATCGTATACAGCTAAGTTAAACTTTTGAGACACTTCACGTAACGCTGCATCGAAATGACGTTGTAATTCTTCATCTACTTTCTCAGCTACATCTTTATGAGTGTATAAGTCGTATAGAGAGCCATTGTACTTATAGCCATTTTCAAGGATATAGTGCATGTTAGAAACACTTAAATCAGGTGTTTCGCCAATGTTATCGCGTACAATTTGTTCAATAGCCATGAATGCTTTCTCGCAACCTAATTCAGTTCCTAAACGGTCGATAACAGCATTACCAGACATATCAGTAACATCGAATGTACCGAATCCACCATCAATGATAAGGATACGATCTTCTTTATTAATAATTTCTTTTTTTACCAGGTAATATTGTGTTCCTACTGGTTGTGGGATTACTAAACACTCTTTTACTTTAACTGTGATTAATTCACCGTTTACTTTCACTGCTGTTTCTTCCATAGCGACCTTACGAATTGATTCGCGTTGATTACCGAAGTGAGATACTGGAAGACCGGTAACAAGTAACGGAATAGTAACGTTCTTCTTAAAGTCTTTTGCAATGAATCCGAATAGCTGTTTCTTAAACGTTGGATCCTCATAACGTTTTGCTTTGTTCTCGCCAAGCGCGCGAATTAATGGAAGTTTTGATTTTCTAGCTTCTTCTCCTATGTAGTAAGGGAAGTCGGTGTTCGTTAATTCAATTTTTGTGAAACTAGCTTCGTTGTAGTAGTCATCAACAGGCGCTAACACCGATAATTCTGTAATAACATCAGCCTCTAGTGATTTGTTTTTCTTTGAAGCACGCTTTGTAAAACCATTTCCTAAGTCAATCGCATACGGATTTCCTAATAGCATATATATTCCCCTTTCAAAACCAATGGTTAATCATTGATATTTTTGATTCTAACAGATACTTACGTTTAAATTCAATGAAATATACCAAAAACGCTAAATTTATTATTGGTTAATCATTGATTATTAGTTTTCAAGGTTATAGGGCATCGCAAAGGCTTCGCAATATTAATAAAAATGCATGTTGCGAGGTAGGGAAGACATAGGCTTGTCCTCCCTAAGATTCGTCAATCCTCCCTAAAGGTTTTATCAACAATAAAAAAAGAAGACAAGCTTCACGCTTATCTTCCTGCTTCTTGTAACTATATGAAACTTGTATTACAATTGATGTAGAAATTAATCGAATAAATGAGAAAGAGCCCTAAATCCTCCGCGACCAAACTTTGGATTTAAGACTCTCTGATAAGTTACACAAGGTGTATACCCTGTTGTTAATTAATTTATGTCTCTATGATATCAAATTTAATCAATAAGGTAAATACTTTTATATCCTTGTGTGACTTCCTTTTATTCTCAAAAGGAGGTCTATTTGTGTTAGCTATAAGGAAACACCAGGAATCGTTCATTGATGAGTGGCATGAATGCTACTTGTCAGAACATAAAAAGAGTGGGTATATAGCCGTTTTAGATTTAAGCGGTAGCGAGAAGAAACAATTATGGATAGGCACAAATGACATTAAAACTCTTTCAAATATGTCTAATCCTTCAAATAAGGACTTTTATCTGTCATTGAATAGCTTTGTATTTGGAAGTAGGAAAGCGACAGATTTAAAACAAATACGGAATATCGGCGTAGATTTAGATTTTTACAAGTTGGATATTTCAAAAGAATACGTGATTCAAAACTTACAAGATTTCATTGCAGAAGGGATGCTCCCTTGTCCTAATTTAGTTATGTATGGTCGAGGAATGCAACTGATTTACACTGTACAAGGTGGCGCAGCTCCACAAATGGCATTTTTATCTCAATACATAACAAACCATTTTATAAAAATGTTGATGCCATTAGGTGCAGACGGATCATGTAGCGACCTTTCAAGGGTCCTGCGCATGCCATATACAACGCATAGCAAAACTGGAAAGCAAATAGAACTTGAAATTTGGACAAGACGCGAACACGATCTACAAGAGTTATATGATTATGTACCACCTTTAGAAAAGAAGAGACAACCGAAACGAACTGCTACACGTAAAAAAGGGTCAATTTCAACACTACCTTCTCAAAAAGGGGTAATGAACCTTTATAGTTTAAATACAAAAAGGAAATCTGATTTAGAGAAGATTGTGGCGCTCAGAAATGGCGAAATAGAGCATAGACACGACATGACATACATTTACGCCTTCACGACAGCTTTGATCGTTAAAAACCAAATAGCGACGTTAGAAATGACATTTCAGATAAATGATAAATTTAAAGAACCGCAAACGAAAAAAGAAGTAGAAAGAACAGCGAAAGATGCGTATAGAGATGCTATAAAGTTTTTCGATGCGTTTGCGGAAAATGGGTTTACGATGCGAGGATTAGCGTCAAATTTAATTAAACCAATGAAAACAGAGACGATTTTTAGAAAATTAGACATAAAATTAACAAAAGAAGAACTTGAATTGATGGATACATTAATTGATTCAGAGGAAAGTAAACACAGGGACAAGCTAAGAAAGCGAAAAACCCGTGGTTCTGTTAGCTTAGAAGAACATAAAGAGAAAACTGCAAGACAAACTGATAATCAGCTAGCTAAATTAAAAGAATTGATCGCAGAAAATCCAAAGCCAAAATGGAAGTCCGTAGCAGCAGAAATGGGCATTTCGGAAAGGCATTTACGTCGTCTAAGAAAAGAAATATAAAAGCGGACATCCCTGTCCCTTTAAAGCAAAGTTATATGCACCCTAGTACTTTGTTATTCCTAAACCTCCTATTTAGGGGGTTTTTATTATGTATGGGGATGGTAGAATAGGCCTTACTGCTGAATTTGGTTTTATCAATCGGATATAGTACGTGAAATTATTAAGTTGTTAAGTGCTTAAATGGTTAATATTATTATCTAATTTTTCTTGTTATACTTGTTTCAAAGGGGGATGAAGTATATGCATATGTTTTTTGATAGTATTTTAATGTATTTAGAACATTATGAAATGCCATGTACATTTGTATTAAGTAATGGAAAGCCTTTGAAGGGTAAGGTAGTTGGTAGAGATAAGTACATGATTTATGTAGAAACTGAAGAGAAACAACATTTCTTGTTTAAATCAAATGTCATGGATGTTATTCCAAATGAGAAAATCGATTTAAAGACAGCTAAAGAATCTGTGAAAAATCATTTATCAAAAAAAACGAGAAGCGGTATCTAAGTGATTCGTAATGTTTAATGTATAAAGTTGAGATGCTTTAAAATTAATTTTGACTCAAAATTCTGATATGTGCAAATTTGCAAATACATGCTATATTATTCCAGTAATGTTAGTTAAATGAGTGGGATTGTCAACCTACCTCTGGTAAGTTAACTAAAATCAAGCAATCTTTTATCAGCAATTGCTGTTGATTTTTAGTTCTTATTAGAAGGAGGTGATACATGTGAAAGAATTGATAGGGGCTGTATTATTGTTTTTCATGGAAAGGTACTTCATTGAACCTTTCGTTGAATATATAGAACAAAAAACGCGGAATTTATCTATTTTTACATATGTAAAAGCCACTCAAGCTATGAACGTAGCTGTAGAGTGGCTAAGAGTGCTAAAGATAGTTACTTTTTACTTTTAGTTATGTTCCGTTCACTCACTAATAAGTGAGTATTACATAGAACAGGGTGTCTCAACCACTCTGTTCTCTTGCAATTGTGCCTCTGTCTAATGTATATTATACACTCATTTGAAAAGTTTTGCATTTCTAATGAGATATGAAGGAGGAACTAATATGAAAATTGATCTTCTTAAACTATTTATAAAATCAACAATATTATTTGTTTTAGCGTTAGTTATAGCGGATAAATTTCTAGGTTATACAGGGGTACAGACCGCAAAACGGAAAAAAACCACGTTAAGCAAATTTCAACATAAAAACGAGTACTTTTAACAGCGTTAAGGAAAACTTTAGTTACCAAAAACCATAATTTTTGTAATTTATTCAATCTTGGTTAAGGTTCTTGATAGCAAAGAGGTAGTCTTTTACCAAAAGTAATTACCAAAATGATTGCCATAAACCTTTTCCAAAAGTATACGTTACACTTTTCAGCATAGATGTTTCTTTCTCCCCTTGTATTGTCCTTAAATCAGGGGAACATTAACCGAAAAATTCTTAACGTGGTTTTTTTCCGAAATGCTGGCGGTATCCCTATACAGGTATAAAAACGATGGTTTATGCGTTAAGTTTAGCAATAATTATTCCGTTAGTTAGTCTAGGGATAGATTATATTAAATATCATTTCACCGAAAAACACGTTTAAAAGTTAATTTGACGTGTTTTTTTGTATAAAGAAAAGACACCCAAAGGTGCCTTCCTCCGACTTGATAACCACTTTAATTTTAATAATATGAGTGTTGGATTCTCATCCAATATCATTATATCACATTATAGAATGTTAGAAGATTGAGAAAAAAGAAAAGCACTCTTTCGAGTGCCTTCAACTATTCTACTTTTAATTTAATTTCTTTACCCATCATACCGCCACGAGCTTTTAATACTAAGTCTTGTGCGTCAGCAGGAACATCAAAAATGATTTTTCCTGTTTGAGTTAGTCCAGGGTTAAGTTGTTTTAAGAAGAAATCAGATTTACCGCCGTTACCTACATCGAAAGCCGTTTGAGCTTGTGTAGAATATTTAAATTCACGATCTTGATTATCAACTAATTTGAAGCTGTTAGCATCGACAGTGATAGCGTCTTTTTGGTTGTTAGTGATAGAGATTTCTACTACTTTAAACACACCTTGCGCTTTTTCACTTAAGTATTGGCCACCTACTGAATCTGTTGATTCAACAGAACCTACAGCGATTTTAACTTTAGAAGATTCACCCTCTTTAGAAAGTTCCTTTTTAGGCTCTTCTTTCTTTGGTTCCTCTTTTTTAGCTTCGTCTTTCTTAGGCTCATCCTTTTTTGTTTCCTGTTTAGCCTCTTGTTTTGGTTCAGTAGAAGCTGTTTTAGTATCTTCTGTATCCTTGCTGCTATTACCATAAGCTCCGAGTACTACGATAACAACGATAACCCAGAACCACCATTTTTTGTAGAACGGTTTTTTCATTTTTTCTTTCCTCCAATTATGTAAAATGTAAGATTTCCGAGCTTATCATAGCAAACAATCCATCATAATATTGTCATATTTTGTCGAATGAAAATAAAAAAGAGAACCGAGCGGCTCTCTTGGTAGGATTGGTAAAATTATGTAAAATTTTACCTCTTTTCTTTGAAAAACATTTCTTCTACAATGAATTTGAATCAGAATATATCTTGATTATCCTCAAGCATATCGATTAATACGGAGACTTGCTTACAAAAACGTTCTCTCTGATGTTCATTTAACGTCGTATACGTTGTTTGAACATTGGATAATAGTTCTTGTAGTGGTTCATCTTCAAAATCACTCTTGAAGCCAATAAGCACGTCTACCGATACATTGAAAAAGGAGGCGATAATAACCAAAGTATCTATATCTGGTTGGTATCGATCAGTTTCCCAGTTTTTGATTTGGCTCCTGCTCAAGTTTAACTTGTGGGAAAGTTGCTCTTGAGTTAAGCCACGTGACTTCCTTAGTTTTTTTAGAATCTGTCCAAAGTGTCTCATAGTTTAAAGTATAAATACTAAACAACTATACTACTATTTATGGGCGTTTAACTACCTTTAATGATAAAATGGTAGTTAAAGTTTCTATTTGCGGAAATAAAAATAAGAACTAGTGTTCTCATTTTGAATGTTTAGTGGTAAAATATGCATGTGAGGTCTTCGAACGTTCCATGCATATTTGCATATTTTATTTTCATGCAAACTGATAAACGTTGGTATATAACGGTTTTACAACTTTCTCAACAATTATCTGATAACTGCATGACTGAAATTTGCCAAAAATGTGATATTATGAAAATAACAAAATAACCGGACGTAAAAAAAGACCCATGACTGTGCAAGTAGTGCTGGTAACACTCTTACACCGTCCTCCCTAATCTCGGTAGGGAAAACACTTGTCATAAGTCTCATACATAATTATAACACACAACCTAGATATAATGACACGTTTTCCTGTAAATGTAAGAATCTAGGGTAACGTGTCTTTTTTGTCCAACAAGGAGGACAAAAGTGCATGCAAGCGTTATTAAACAAAATTCATAATGATTTATATGCAGCAGGAATTACAAACGAGGCGTTATCGGAAATATGGGGAGTGGCACCAAGTAATGTTTCAAGAGTATTCAACGGGCATACGCAAATAAGTTTTTGTTATTTATCAAAGACTTTACTAAGTTTATATGAAGATCAAGTATTAAGAAGAGATCTTGTTCAAAAGTATTTACAATTTGCGAAACCTGAAAACATTAAAGAAGCGATGGAGTATTTGTCTTTCCGTGGCGAATTTGAAATGTTACAAGGATTAATAATTAAAGAGAAAGAACGCATTACATTAAAAAGGGAAGAAAAAGAGAAAAATAAAGAAAAGTACACACCTAGTGTGGATGAAGAATGGATTAATGTTTACGAATTGATTTACCGTAGGCATACAGAAGGCGAAAAGTTTAGTTTAGAAGAATTCGATGAAGAATTAGAAGAAATGAGATTCGAGGTAAGTACTAAAGAAATGGAAGTGCTAATCGATATTCTTAGATGCCAAACTGCATATCAATTGCGCGATTACCGGACATTACTTAAGAGAATGAAAAAGATTGAAAAAAGGTTATCTAAAGTGAAAAACAAATGTCTTCGCGCTAGTTTTTCTGTAAGATTAAAAGAAGGCATGAACGTAGTATTACTGATGGATGATAAAGTATTGGAAATAAGAAAGAATTCATTCGAATTATTAGAAATATGTAGTAGCGAACTTAATTTTTACATCCAAAAAGCTAACGCACATTATAATATTGCGGAATCATACATATTTGAAAACTTCGTCCAATCGAACTACCATTTCGAAAAAGCACTACATGTGTTAAGTAAATCCCCTTATAGCCAAGAAGTTGCGAGGAAAAGGAAAGCGATCGAAAGAACCTTAAACTTCTTAAAGATTTATCACGCAAAAGATTTGGACAATTTAACAGGGGATTTAGATTATCCAGAACAAGCTTTTTTAGCGATAAGACAAGGGAATAATAAGCTAGCTCTGAAAATACTTGGGGACATAGAAAGAGAAAAAGGTTATTTAAATGAATTCTCGACATTTTACTTAGGTCTTGCTAAAAATGATGTTCGACTTATAGAGAAATCCTTAGAGATGTTTATTAAAAATAATAACAATTTTTATGCTAAATTACCTAAGATTTACTTGGGTATAGATTGAAAAAATGGTATAATATACTTGGGTGATAAAAATGAAAAAACTACTTTCTATTATCTCTGTTCTTGCTGTATTAGGAGTATTTACATTAAGTAATACTTACGTTCAGAAAGAACAGAGTAACCAAGTAGCCGTTGAAAAAACTGCTGAAGTTCAGCGCATGATGACTGATCCAGGCGGCGGCGGCTGGTAAGAATTTAAATATATGTATTGAATGACATCGTCTATTAAATAGGCGGTGTCATTCTTGTTTTACGAAGAAATTGCGTTTTTTAAAAAATGAGGGGAAATGCAATCATTGTGAATTATTCACAAACCAAATAAAAAAGATGCTGGGGGAATTAGGGATGACGAAAGAACAATTAGTGAGAATGGCTGCAAAATTAGGATTAAAACAGGGGAATCCTAAAGCGGAGGATATTCTAAAGATTGTCCTTGATGAATCATATAAAGAAAAACCAAATACATAAAAAAGAAGACTGCCGCATAAGGTAGTCTTCTTTGGTTAGTTATTCTTTTTATTTTGCATATAAGTAACGTACATCTCTAATTGCTCCCAAGCTTTCTTTCGCTCATCCTCTGGAAGACTCTCAATTAAAGACATTATATTCTTTCCTTCTTCAGATACAGCTTTATCTTCTTGTTCATTTAATTCAGGGTCTTCCGATCTCCCTAATAAATAGTCTGTAGTTACTCCGAAATAATCCGCTATCTTTTCTAATGATTCTCGCCCAGGTGATTTTTTACCTTTTTCAAAATAAGAAATAGCCATCTTGGATACACCAATAGCATTACCTAATTGCTCTTGTGTAATCTTACTATTCTTCCTGAGTTCTTTAATCTTTTCCCCGATCAACATTAACGTCCCCTTTATATAAGTGTTTATGATACCTAAAGTATAAAGTAAACATAGTGTTTACCACAAGATAAAATTTATTCGAGTTTTTTTAAAAAAAGTACTTGAAATAAACTTTAGGTTTACTTATAATGAAATCACAGGCAACGAAGGGAGGAAATAACTTGAAGCAGTTAAAACAAAAACGACTAGAAAAAGGGATGTCTTGCCAAGACGTTGCCGATAAAGTCGGAATCACTAAAATGCACTACTGGTACATTGAAAATGAAAAAAGAACTTTAAAAATAGACTTAGCAGAGAAAATCGCAATTGCTCTTGAGGAAAATCCGAAAGACCTTTTTTTTAACAATTAAAGTAAACTTAAGATTTACAAAATGGAAGGGGTAAACCAAATGAACGAACTTAAAAATTTCTCACATAACATGTTCGGCAACTTAGAAATTCTTATTAAAGAAGGAAAAGAATACTTTCCGGCGACAGATGTTGCAACTGCATTAGGATACAAAAGGCCACAAGATGCGGTTAGACAACATTGCAAAGAAGATGGGTCGGTAAATCACCGAGTCGCTGATTCTCTTGGAAGGATGCAAGAAAAGAAATACATTAACGAACCTAACTTATACCGCTTAATCGTAAAATCAAAACTTCCACAAGCGGAACAATTCGAAAAATGGGTATTCGAAGAAGTACTTCCTTCTATTAGAAAACACGGAGCATACATGACAGATCAAGTCCTGGAACAAGCAATAACAAATCCAGAATTCGCAATCGGTATTCTCACTAAATTAAAAGAAGAGAAAGAGAAGCTTGCAGCAGCACAAAAACAAATTATACAGCAACAACCATTAGTAACATTCGCAGAAGCGTGTATGCAGTCGAATGAATCGTTAAAAGTTAGTGAGGTTGCTAAGTTGGCAGCCAAACATGGTATTAAAATCGGGCAACGTCAGTTATTCGCAAAACTTAGAGAATGGAACTTAATGTTTAAGCGATCTACCGAACCAACTCAGACAGCAGTTGAAAAAGGATACTTTGAAATCGCACAGGGTGTTAAACAGAAGCCAAACGGAGAACCATTCACATGGACAACGACATATGTAACACCAACAGGACAAGCTTACATCATAGACCGACTGAAAAAAGAACAGGAACAGGAGGCGGTTTAAATGATGGAAGAAAGCACATTATCACATTTAATGATTCTGGTAATTGTCATTTTAACCGCAGGATTCATTCATCTGATGGATTGGATAGATAAAAGGTTTATGAAGGATGAAAAGTAATGGATAGACAGCAACGGGACAAAGAAGAGAAAGCAAACATCATCAAGATTATACGAGATTTACGAGCTAGAGGGATACATAACAGCGCAGATAAGGTTGAGGAAATGCATAAGGAGTTTATAACTCTAGCTAAATAGGACAAGCTCTCGCTTGTCGGAATATTCAGGAATCTAATGTTGGTCCCCACCTAATTCAAAGGTTCCTGGATATTCCGATGCGTGAAAGCATCAAAACAAAATAAAAACCATTCGACTACGCCTAATCGAATGGTTCGTGAAACGACTAAATTATTATGTACCTCTATTATAACACAGTCGTTTCTCTCAGTAAATAAGGAGGAATGTGGAAATGAAAGATGTTTTAGACAAGCAAAAAGAACGTGCAATCGAAACTTTAAAACAAATGTCTGAAAAGGAACAAGACATCGTGAAGAAGTTAGATATCGACTATGTAATTACAGTTTTAACAAATAAACCGCATGGCGCTATGCCGTTCTAGGAGGAAGAAACTATGAACTTATATACATTAGCAATCAATTATAAACAAATACAAGAAATGATAGAAGATGGGGCTGATTACGAAGTAATTAAGGATACATTAGAGGCTATCCAAGAAGGAATCCAAGATAAAGCTCAAAATGTTGCTTTACTTGTAAAAAATATAAATGCAGATGTGGAAGCTATCAAGATAGAAGAAAAACGTTTAAATGAACGAAGAAAAGCTTTAGAAAACAAATCGACGAGATTGAAAGATTATCTGAAAGAACAAATGGAGTTTTGTGGCATCGAACGAATTAAAAGTACCATCGTTTCAATAGGTATTCAAAAGAACCCACCAACATTAAATATAGCGGATAATGCCGACATCCCAGAAGAGTATTACAGGAAGCGCGAACCGGAGATTGATAAACGTAAACTCATGCAAGATGTAAAAGAAGGATTTGAGTTTGATGGAGTAACAATTACCCAAACGACTGGGGTGCGCATTCGATGAATAAAAGCGAAACTATCACAGAATTAGCTAAAGCATTAGTGAAATTCAATTCAGAGGTTAACAAAATCGCTAAGGATGCAGATAATCCTTTCTTTAAAAACAATTACGCAACGCTAGACACGATTATAGATGAAATTAGACCAATCCTCTCTAAACACGGATTAAGTATCATGCAAATACCTAGCGGTGACGGTCAAAACGTAACATTAAAAACACTTCTTTTACATGAGAGTGGCGAATGGCTTGAATCGGATGAACTAACAATGAAGCCAGTTAAGAACGATCCACAAGCAGTAGGGAGTTGCATAACATACGCAAGACGATATTCACTAGCAGCCTTCCTTAGCTTAAATACAGGTGAAGATGATGATGGTAACGGCGCTACTTATGGAAAAGGTAACAAACCTAATCAAAAAAATAACGGTGGACAAGCTCCAAATAAGCAGCAAGGAAGCGGTGGTAATGGAAAAGCGTCCGAGAAACAGTTAAAAATGATACACGCAAAAATAGCGCATGTAGCAACACTAACACAAACGGAAAAACAAATGGTTGAAGAAACGCTTAAAAATCAAGTCGGATTCACCAGTTTAAACGAAATCAGCTCACAGTTAGCTTCTAAAGCAATACAAGTACTGTCAGGTTGGGAAACACAATATAGCCAAGCAGGATAAGGAGTGAAAAACCTATGTTAGATAAAAATCAATCAAAAGTCGTCCTTCCGGCGTGGGTGTGGAAGGGCGCACGAAATGAAAAAGAAGCGAAAGCAAAGGCGATTGAGTACATTACTCCCGATCGCTACCCAGGATATAAAGTAATCAAAATTCAAGGCGACATAGCGGTATGCGAAAGGGACGTGATGTAATGAGTTTTCAATGGAATAAACATAATCGAGATACAAATAAACCAATTCCGGTAAGAGGTTACAACCTTACTAAATTACTTAAACGTGTTAGGGAATTAGAGCGAGACGGGTATGAACATGTAAAACCATATCAAAAGATTTATAAGCAAAGAAAAAGTTTTGATTATGATATGAGCCGTAACTTTGGTAACGGTGGATATAAATTTAACGGGTACACAGATACGGTTGAGTATTTGTTTGTGATGAAGAAGGTGAACTAAATGGCAGATGTTAAATGGATAAAACTCTCTACTAGCATGTTTGAAGATGAAAAGATTCGATTGATTGAAAGCTTACCAGATGCAGACACATTACTAATCATTTGGATTAAATTGTTGTCTCAAGCGGGCAGAACAAATGCCAATGGTTACATTTTCTTGAGCGAAAACATTCCTTTCACAGAAGAAATGCTTTCAACACTTTTCAATAGACCGATAGCAACAGTAAGACTTGCACTCCAAACGTTCAAACAGTTTGGAATGATTGATATCACTAATGATCAGTACATTTGCATCTCTAATTGGGAAAAACATCAAAACGTTGATGGGCTAGAGAAAATACGTGAACAAAACCGATTACGTAAGCAAAAACAAAGAGAAAAACTTAGATTAGAGACGTCACGTGACAGTCACGGGACAATCACGCAGAGTCACGCAACAGATATAGAAGAAGATAAAGAAATAGATAAAGAAAAGAATAAAAAACCTTCTTGTCAAAAGTTTTCAACTTCCGACCTGGAGAACGCGAAATTGTTATTCGAATTAATGTTACTAAACAATCCATCAGCAAAAGAACCTAACTTAGAAAAGTGGGCTAATGACTTCCGTTTAATGAGGGAAAAAGATAATAGAACGGATGAACAAATTAAATACCTTATCAACTGGACGCAAAAGGATGACTTCTGGAGTACTAATATTCTTTCTCCAGCTAAGTTAAGAAAACAGTTTGATGCATTGATAGTGAAGATTAAGAAAGAGAAAGCAAAAAATCAGCCGAAAGTCGTTAAAGGTAAGAAAGAGTTAAGAGAGGAGGACTTTGACCTTGAATAAGAAGCAGACGTTTGAATTATTAAAGGCAATTAGTGCGTTATATCCGATATTTGAAGTAACACAAATGAAAATTGACTTATGGACTACTATTCTATCGGAACAAGAATACGAGGAAATGCTAAAGAACCTTTCTAACTATGCGAAATACAATCAATTTCCTCCTAAACCGGCTGACTTATTAAAAGAAGATCATGAAGTGAAATATACGGGACCAACTGTAGCGGAGACAAAAACAATGTTCGATCGGTGGGATGAAAATAGCAAAGACGTAGCGCCGCCGGAGGAACGGGAAAAGCATCTAAAAGAAATTGCAATGATATTGGGTATTAAACGGAGGGGAAGACAGTGAATCACACTTTAGATTATGAGGGATTATATAGCATTCAAGCGGAGCAAGGTCTTCTAGGAGGGCTGTTATTAGATCCTGACAAGATAAAAGATATCAATTTACAACCTGAGCAGATGTATCGTCCACAGCACGTCCATATCTTCCGTACAATGCTCGAAATCGATAGCGGAAACGAACCAGTAGACTTTGTAACTTTGACCGCTAGATTGGCTGAGAAAGGGCTTATAGAGGATGTCGGCGGAATTGGTTATCTTGCTCAATTATCAGAAACTACACCAGGTACTTCTAATATTAAATACTACGAAAAAATCGTGTGGAGTAAATGGCGAGATCGAGAGGTTGTAAGGAATACAGAAGCGTTAAAACAGGCAGTTCATAGCGGAAACGATACAGAACTTGCTATTCAAACTCAAATGGCTGCGCTACTGAATTTAAGTAGGGAAGACAAGAACAGTGATGGGCGGATTCAGAATGGGCTTGTTAAGGTATTCGAACAGCTAGAGAATCCAGTGCGCGGATTGGTCGGAATGGACACAGGATTCACCGAACTGAACCGTATGACAGCAGGATTTAAACCGCATGAGTTCATTATTGTAGCGGCAAGGCCATCTGTAGGGAAAACAGCATTTTGCTTAAACATAGCAAGCCATGCAGCAGGTGAAAATGAAGAAGGTGATATTGTTGCTGTTTTCTCGCTCGAAATGGGAGAAGAGGAATTACTAAAACGAATGGTCAGTATCAACGGTAACGTAGACGGAAACCGTATCAAAACAGGCGAATTAACTGATGATGATTGGCAAAAGGTTTCGCAAGCTATGGGAGTATTGAACAATAAAAATCTTAGAATCTTTGACGAAGCAGGAATTACAACGAACTTTATATGGTCAAAGATCAAAAAGTTACGTGACGAATCACCAGGAAGGCGAATCATGGTGATTATCGACTACTTACAACTGATAACAGGGAATCCGGTACATAAGGGAAACAGACAAGCAGAGATTGCAGAAATTAGCCGGACACTGAAAACAATGGCTCGCCAATTAAATGTATGTGTGGTTGCTCTATCTCAGCTGAGCCGTGGTGTAGAACAACGCCAAGACAAAAGACCTATGATGTCCGATTTACGCGAGAGCGGGCAAATAGAGCAGGATGCAGACGTCATAGCGTTCCTTTATCGGGAAGATTATTACGACCGAGAAACAGAAAACAAAAACACAATTGAAATCATTATAGGGAAGCAAAGGAATGGTCCAGTCGGTGTAGTGGAATTGGCATTCATTAAGGAGTATGGAAAGTTCGTTAACTTGGAAAGAAGATTCGATTCATAACGGAGGGGAAGCAGATGCCGAAACTTGAAACGGAAGTAGATAAAGAAAATTACACAATGGTTTTGCAAGAGAAAAAATATATGAAGAAATCGCGTCGTAACTTATATATCGCTTTAGAAGACTTGGATTTGTTGTTTGATGAAAGTGAAGTTATCAGATTTCAAGAAATGTGGAAGGAAGACGAAGGAATCCTTGAAATTGCAAAAGAGCTGGGAAGACATCAGCTAGAAATCGCCGCTTTGATTATGGATCAGGCAGATAAAAATATGATTAAATCTCGTCCAATGGGGTTAGGGGCATGAAACAGCTAACACTGGAGGATGTTGTGGGGAGTTTTGATTACACTGCAAAGAGCACAGCTGAACAATTCTTAGCGAAGACACAGGGAATCCCTACTTATGCTGTGGATTTCTTCGATAAAGACCTTAGACAAAAGTTACGGTGGTTTGAAGCGGAGACAAAGAGCGAAGCCGAGGGAATGGCTAGGAAGAAATACGGGAAGATACAAATTGTTAACACATACATTTCGGAAAGATCCCTTAAAGAAATTATGGAACTAGATTAGGAGGAAGATGATGGAGAACAATTATCTTCCAGTCCCAACCTGGGAACAATACGAAATAGCTAAGAATAATGGAATTAACAAAAATAATGTAGATCAACGGATTACTAGGGGATGGAACATAGAGAAAGCCATCACATGGCCAGTGAACGAATCATTTGCGAAAAAGTATAAGAAAGAGTTAGAAATCGCAGAGGAAAACGGAATTGGATATCGGTTATTTCGCCAACGTATTAAAGAATCTTTTTGGGAACCAATTGAAGCTGCTACAGTCCCGAGATTGACTAAGAAAGAAGCGGTGGCCATGTCAAATCGCTCGAGATGGGGGAGAGGAATAAAACGATGAATAACAAGGAGAAACCAACGGAATCACAATATAAAATAGCGGAACAGAATGGTATTAGTAGGCAGACTGTAAATCAACGAATAAAAAAAGGAAAGAAAACAATTGAACAGGCAATTACAGAACCATTGAGCGGCGAATTTGCAAGGAAGTATCGAAAGTACATTGATGTAGCAAAGAAGAATGGAATTGATTACCAAACATTCAGAAAGAGGATTCTATATGGGAAACGTCGGAAATGGACACCAGAAGAGGCGGCGACAGAACCAGCGACTGTATATCGCAAAATAAACTATCAAAAACCATCTAAAGAGGAAATTAAACAAGCCGCTTCAATTGGAGTAAGTGAAAAGTTACTTGACCAAAGATTACGTCATGGATGGACGATGGAACGCGCAATTACTTCACCAGTTGGTACGAGTTATGAAGGGAAAGAAAAGAATGTGAAAATGCTGAAATTAGCCAGAAGTAATGGGATAAGCGATTCGACATACTATCGCCGCCGAAAAGAAGGAATGACACCATACGAAGCAGCGACAAAGCCAAAGGGGTTTGAGAGATACATTCCTTTAGCAGAAGCGAACGGAATTAATAGTAAAGCGTTTTATCAAAGGGTAAAAAGGAAGATGGATCCGTACGAGGCAGCAACAAAACCACCAAGGAAATACAAAAAGAAACAAATCAGCTAGGAGGCAACATGGAGCAAGACGTTTTAATCAACAAATTAATCGATAATCACATATACAAGCTACCGGATGGGCGCGACTTGTTTGAAGGGAGTTGCGAGGAACTGGCGGGGCTGTTGGAAAGGGATGGGGAGAATGAGTAGACATTATAGGTTAATAGGAATGAACAAGTTAACGAAGCACAGGAAGGGACTCAAGCAAAGAATTAGACGTGAAAAAGACATTTATTTAAATGAAAATACGGAAATCGTTAGTGTTAGGAAAGACTTAGAAGAAATTAGTGTATTAGATCCTACATTTGTATGGCATAGAAATGACGAGTTATTCGGGAATTGCGTTGAGTTTGGTGGAGATGAATTCACATTTGGGACGATGATTTCAGTGAAAGGTTGGTGTGGATAATGACAAGTCATGAAATGGTTGAATTTCAAGGTAATGTATTTGCTAATTACACAACAGAAAAAGGAGAGAATGATATGAAATACACACAACATGGCACGTTTGAAGTGACTCAATTATTAGCAGAAGCAAAGGAGACTGAAGAGAATGACAACTAAGATTGTTATATACACAGGAAATTCTTGTCCGAAATGTAAGAGGGCGAAGGAAATGTTAGAGAATTGTCCGGTTGATATTGAAATCATTGAAAGAAATGTTGATGAAAACGAAGATGCTAGAGACTACTTAGTTTCAATAATCGAATCTAGCACACTACCAACGCTAGTGTTTGTTGAAAACAATGAAGATAAACATATTTTTAGAGGTTTTGATGAGAATATCGGCAAGATCATGGAGCATTTAGGACTGTAGGAGGGATTGCGTGAAGAAAGAAACTGCGGTGCAGGTGCAAAGTGAACTCGATGTAGTAGAGGATGAGATTCGTAAAATGGAATATCACTTGGTTGGATTGAATAACGAGAAGCGGAAAACACAGCTTTCATTGGAAGTGTTGAAAAAACAGAAAGAGAAATTGAAAAGTTACTTATAAGGAGCGGAATGGAATGTTGAACATACAAAAGATTTTTGAAGCACAGGACAAGTTAGATCGTAAAGTTGTTGAGATTCATGGGTTGGAAGGCAAAAATCTAACTGGTGATGTGACACACGCGTTGTATACGGAGTTAGGTGAGCTGAGTAACGAGATTGGATTCTTCAAGTATTGGAAGAAGAACAAAAAGGATGATAAGGCGCGACAGTACGATGAGTGGGCGGATTGCATGCACTTCTTAGTTAGTTTAGGTAATAAGTATGGGCATAGTGATTGGATAACTAAAGTTGATATCGACAATATACAATGTCGTCCATACACAAGAACAGATACTTCATACCATGACTTGTTCGAAAACATATACAGATTGGAATTGAATGAATGGGATGAGTACACTGAAGCGCTGATGGCTCTATTAGCAATCGGAATTAAAATTGGGATGACATTTGAAGATATGGAAAAAGCGTACTTTGATAAGAACCAAGTTAACTATGATCGGCTAGCGAGTGGATATTAAGACAAAATTTGAATTTTGTATAGAAACGAGGTCGAAAGATGAAGACATATACGGGCTTTGAAGCAATCGAACGAATGAAAACACATTGGATCCAACGTAAAGGAGCGCCGATGGCACTTGCTTTTACGATTGAAAATTGTGTACTTACTTATTCTCCGAAATATAAAGATAATGGTCGTAATTCTGACATACCTTTAGAGTTTTTCTTTAAAAACCGATTTGTAGATTATGAAGAAAAAGAAAACTTAACAAAAGCGTTATTTGGTCGGAAAGGAGGATGATTATATTGGCTAAACATTGTTTAGATTGTGGAAATAAGCTAGAAACAGTTAATTACGCTGAAACTTGTACTAAATATATTTGTTCTACGTGCAATGTATATTGGTTCCAATCAAGAATAGTGGTTGTAGAGTGGACACAACAAAAGGTTAAAGAAAAGCAAACAAAATAGTTATTTGGCAGAAAAGGAGAATGAGATATGAATGAAATTAAATATCGGATATATGGTAAAGAAAATCGAATCATGTACAGCTGGGAAGAAATTTTGAACTTTGATAGCTTAAAAGACACTTTGAAGAATGGCGGGAAAGAAGATCAATATTATTCTCCATTGTTACCATACACGGGAATAAAGGATAAAAACGGCAAAGAAATTTATGTAGGTGACATTTTAAAAGGACCTACACTGTATGAAACACCAGAAAACACCGCGACCACTTATAGTCATTGGAAAGTAACGTATGGCAATTGTTCGTTTTATTTAGGGGATAGCCCAATTGACGAGGACATTGATTGGGTTTCAGAAGAATGTGAAGTCGTAGGAAATGTTTATGAGAATCCAGAGCTACTGATGAAAGTTTTTAAAATGAATGATTACGATTGGGTAGCTGCAAAGAACGAAGAGGAAGCGAAAAACTTTTATGAGGAATTCATAGATCGGGAGGAAATTGAAGAATATTTTGTTGGGGAAGTTAGTTTGAAAGACAAAATGCATATCAGCATTGATGAATTACCTGACGAAGAACAACGAGTAGCCACAATCGAACCAGTAATTCATAGAGGTGGAGAAACGTGTGTTTTAAGGTCATTCGAATGGGTAATAAAGCGGGATAATATTACAAATCCATGTATCATTGCTTCGACAGAATACTAAACAAAATTCTTATTTTAAAAATAGAGAGCTCTTGCCAAAGAACTCTCTTACCAAAACTTATATTGAATGAATACACACCATAATGTATGCATGTTGTTTAGGTATGTGTAGTTGTACAATAAAATCTTTATTTTATATGAGAGTGAGGTGATCCTAATAAAAATTACACAATTAGATATCGATAAAATGGTACTTCGATTAAATGTAGGGTACAACGGTTTTAAATTTAAAGAATCGGATCTAAAGGACGGCGAACTAAAGGATTGGGCAAAAAAGAATAATTTGTTAAAAAGTGATGATAAGGAAAAGGATTAATAAAATCGTTATTTGAATAGAAAAGGGGAATGAGAGATGAGCAGATTTAAATTTCGTACATGGGATAAAAAAGCTGAGGTAATGGAGCAATACCATTACTTGCAGCTATCGCCAATCGGTCAGTTATATCACGATGGAATGAATGTTACTGATAACTATGAAATCATGCAATATACAGGATTAAAGGACAAGAACGATAAGGAAATTTATGAAGGAGATATTGTTCGATATCTTGATGGAGACGAATGGTCAACAGAAAGCGGATATGATTGCGAGGAATTCGACAATCATGGAGTAATCTTTTTTGACGAAGAGTGCGGAAGATATGATGTCACGAATAAACAAGGAATCAGTTACGACGATTTGTTTGATTGCGGTGTTGACTTTGAAATAATCGGCAATATCTATGAAAATCCAGAGTTGATAAAAAACTAAACAAAATTCTTATTTTAAAAATAGAGAGCTCTTGCCAAAGAACTCTCTTACCAAAACTTATATTGAATGAAT